AGGGAGGTGAGAAAATGAGTCAGCCCTACAGAAAAGGAAACTCCTGGTACATCCGGTTAGACAACGGATACGAAATGGAGTTCCCAAGCTACGAAGAGGCTTGGGAGTACTACGAAGAAAGGAACTGAGGGAAAAGCCCCCGAAAGGGGGCTCACCCTAAATCATAGGAGGAACTGAAATGAAGCTGAACAAGACTTACAGCCTGAGAACAATGCTTGATGCTTTGACTTCTGCGAGCGATAACACCAAGAAGCTCGCTGAGCAGCTCAAGGCCGAAGGACGTCACAGTCAAATATTCACAGTCTACGAGCCGGAAGGAATGCTGAGCACTTCCCCCTTCGCCAGAGTTACTCTTACTCACAGGGTTAGCGACACTCGCTGGGAGGGATACATGGAGACCGTCGCGAAGGAGAATGGTCCAAAGACCCCGGTTGCTGTAAATCGTAGCAAGTACGCTTTGATTGCAAATGAGGACTTCACTCAGTTCACCGTTCAGATGTAAGGAGGTAACACCATGAGAGAGTACACCGTCAAGAACAATGATTTCACCGAATTCGATATCAATCCTGACCTGACCTTAGACAAGATTGACCGTAATGGCACTCACTACTACACCAATAACCGTTGCCCCAAGTGCGGCGGAGAGAAGTACATCTCCTACTACACCCATGTTGACGGCGGTGTTTGCTTCCTCTGCGGCGGTACTGGTGTTCATCCCACCAAGGTGGTTGTACGGACTGAAGAGTACGCTGCCAAGCTGGACGCCAAGCGTCTGGAGAAAGCTCGCAAGACCGCCGGTGCTCGGAATGCTGAGTACCTCCATCGTCAGGGCTTCAACGCCGATGGTATGACTTGGGTAGTTATGGGTGAGACCTATTCTCGCAAGGACGAGCTGAAGGCCGCTGGTTGTAAGTGGAGTCCTGAGTTCGGCTGGCACTTTGACCACGAGACCGAGCAGTTTGATACCGCTGTGGTGACCATACGTACCATGATTCCGTACTTTGAGGACGAGAATGGTCAGCCCTGCACTTCCGCTATCGGTCAGTATTCCATTGACGGTACTCTGTACTTCCTTCCCTTTGAATTTATACAGGACTATGTAAAGTCCCTCCGTGAACAGTACATCGCTGACCACGCTCCTAAGACCGAGCAAGGTGGAGCGAGAGGTCAAGCTCGTTCGTCGCGCTAAGTTCGACACCATGTATGGAACGACCTTTGTGTATACCTTTATGGACTCCGAGGGTCATCAGTTCATTTGGAAGACTGGCTGCTACCTCGACCAGTCTGAGGGTAGTACACTCACCATCCGTGGTACGATTAAAGCACATTCCGAGTACCGGGGTGCACGGCAAACTGAACTCACCCGGTGCCGAGTCGCGTAAATCTCGTTCTTCCGAATTCCTCTCATCCTATTTCGAGTCCGAGGGGAAGGGGATGGTAAACTACTACCCCCGATTTCGGAGGACACCTCGAGGATTTTAGACCAAAGAAACTCCCCCGCCGTATGGCGGGGGAGTACTTTATTGAACATCATGGGGTGGCAGGGGGACAATTCGGTGCTCCTCCTCGCTCCACATGAACATCTCCGTACCGGGCTGCACCGTACAGACAGGAGCGTACTTGTTAGGTGATACCCTTACGAAGAGCTGTGGAGGGTTCAGCACAGAATCTTTCCTACATCCTTGCACTTTTCCTTGTACCTCTCATGATATTCTTCCTGAAGCATACCAACATAGCCGAAGTCATAGTCAGCAGCTTTCAGCTCAATGCAGAGTCGTTCCAGATACTTCAGCTCCAAGTCCACGTCGCATACGAGGCAGCTGATTTCGTTGAAGTCAGCTACGCAACCCCAGTCAAGCAGCATTCTCGCGCTTTTCTCATACAGGGCTTTGGTATCCGTCTCCCACTCCTTGTACTGCTCCATGGCTCTCTGCACGGCCTGTTTTCTTACCGCAGGGGTGACGGCCATACGATTGTACTGGTACCAGTCGTAGGGGATGATGTCAACCGGCTCCACGTCCTCATTGGGAAGCAGCATTCCATGATGGTTGATGTAGTACCGCTTGAGCTTGCGGTGCATACAGGACTCCTCCAGATACTGGTATTCGTGCATACGTTTGAACCCTCTCAGACCGAGAAAATCAAAGAGATCAGCCATGTCATTGTGGAACATAAGAGCCAAGACCTGACGGGCATTGACGACGGTAAACAGCTCCTTGACATCTTTGGGGCTGTACTCCGCCAGAGAGAATTTACTGTTCATGTTCGTCCTCCTTCTAGCTGACTCAACAGCAGGTCAATCTTTTCATCCTGCTTAGCTAGATGACTGTGTATGTCATCAACCGCTGCTTGAACGGCTTTGCTCATGGTGCTTTGGTCAACGTTTTCTCCATAGTTGGCTAAACCAATAAAGAAGGAAATAATTGCCATAACATCTAGCAGGGAGATCTGACCGTCTGTTTTCATGCCAGCTTCACCGCACCAACACAGGTATGGTTTACCGTGCCAGCCACACCGCTGATATCCAGGGTAATGAGAGGACGATTAACACAGCAGGTGTTGATGCACAGATCAGTCTCGATATGATCGGTGTATACCGTGCCAGCAGTTACAGTCTGCTGAGCGATAGCACAGGGAAGAGCCACACCATCCTTGTACAGCTGGATGATAACTACACCCGCAGCGGTGGGAGTGTACGTCACGTCAGCAGACAGATGATACAGACCAGACCGGTTTACACGGATGCTGGCTGTGTTCAAGGTCAGGGAACAGCCACTATTTACAACAGGAGTTCCTTCTAGGTTCAGAGGGGTCAGAGCAGCGGTGAACGCCTGATCAGAGTCATTGTACACTCGAACACAGGACTTTGCATACTGGTTATTCATTGTTGTTCTCCTTTCATAAATTACGGGGGAGGGCATATGCCCTCCCCTGAGTCGGACATAGTTATATGTCAATCTTCAGTTGTTAGCAGCCGCAGCCGTTGCCGCAACCGTAGGAGCCATAACCATTCGCCGGCGTGTAGGGGCTGCAGGTGATGTAGCTCGGGGTGGGGAAGGGACGAACAGCGTTGATGATGGTCTGAGTCTGAGACAGATTACCCAGCTGGAGCTGAGCAGCCTGAAGGTTGTCACGCAGCTCCTGGATGGTGTTCTGAGTCATCAGAGCTCGAGTGGCATCACCGTCTGCCTTGATGGCGTTGACGATGTCACAGGTGTTGCGAGCGTTCTCGTAACGAACGGCATCGATGTTGCGATTGGTTTCGCAGCAGCACTGCTGAGCGGCAAAACGACTTTCAGCGATGTTGCTGTTCACACCATTGAAGCCTTGGCACAGCTGGCTCTGCAGACCATTCATGCCCTGAAGCATGGCGGTGTTCTGAGCATAAAAGCCGTCACACAGACCGTTCTGAATGCCACGGATGCCGTTCTCGAGACCCTGATTGTTCAGACCCTCATACAGTTCCGCACGAGTCAGAGCACCCTGAGCAGCTGCATTGTTGCCAAAGCCGAAGCCGCCACCGCCCCATGCCAGCAGGAAGAACAGGAAGAACACCCAAACCCAGGTGCCACCTGCACCGCCAAACATGCCATCGGAGTCACGATTCTGGAGAGCCATGACATCAGCCACGGACATTCCGCTACCAGTTTCCATACCCATTGTGAAATACCTCCTTGTTAGAATTTTATATCAACCCATTGGAAATTGGGATTGAAACTGCGCCCAGGCCTGATCGAAATCAATTCCCCGCTGCTTACAGAGATTCATACAGGTCTGTTTGATCTCTTCAGGAGACTTACCCTGGGCCATTTGCTGAGCCTGACGAAACATGGGGTTAGACCCAAACTGTTTGGTCATAAATGACATAGGGTTCATCATAGCACCCATCATCTGGAAGGGATTCATTGCTTACTGCCTCCTTTCAGTTTCTGCTCCAACTTGGCGATCTTATCATTGAATGCCTGTATCATAGCATTGAAGTCCTCTTCTCGGACATAACCGGTCAAATCCACAGCCGGAGGGGGAGGAGTCTCAACAGGCTTTACCGCAGGGCTGTCAATGATGTATCTTTCAAAGATTATGTTTCCATCAAGACCGAGCTGCTTGGTGTAGATCTTACCGTGAGCTTTGTCTGGAAATACAAACAGAGATCCATCGAAGTCAATCATAGCAGCGTTAGCTTCCTGCTCATTAGACACTGGTCTACCCTTAAGAATAGGAGCAGCTGTTTGCTGCATGGCTGGCTGAGGAGGGAAGCTGCTCCCCATCTGGGGATATTGAGCTTCCAACATCTGGAGTCTCTGTTGTGTATTCTGTATTGCGGGATTGTTGTACGGATAGGGAGTCATTGGTGCCATAGGATACATAGAAATTACCTCCTGTCTGGTATATTCTACCTCTATTATACCTCGTCTGAATTGGCAGGAGTATACTAAAAGTATTCGTCAAGAATACTAAAAGTATAATTTTGGGCATAAAAAGAACACCACCCTGTATAGAGTGGTGTTCCTTATTTAGAAAAGTTTGGACAGCTTGGAGAGAGCTTTGACGTGTCTTTTCTTTATGGTGACCTCTGCATAACCGAGGGTATCACCGATGTAGCGGAAGTCCTTGCCTTTGAGGTAGTGGAGCCTCAATATCTCCTTGTCCTCATCCGATAGGGTGGATTCGTTCAACAGGTCATCGAAGCGTCTCACACTTGGGATAGCCTCAAGGCGTTTCCTTGTATCAAGGTGAGTGCTCAATCAAAACACCCCTTACTTGTACCGGCCACAGGTGGGGCAGCGACTCTGTCCCTTACCTGTACTCTTGCCTCCGATACCTGTTTTACCCGAGGGACTCGACTTCGTCACTGAGGCTCCCTTGCTCGGGCTGTATGTTCTGGTTCTCGTTCTTGTCACTGTTACTGTTTGCTTCGCCATAGTTTACCTCCTCAGAATTGCCTTGGACGTATTTGGCACTCTCACCAGATTGGAAAACGTTGTTACCGCTGCCCTCTCCGGTGTCTTGCTCAACTGTCGTTGTAACCATTTCAGTCGTGGTCATGTGCTTCTCGTACTGCACAAATATGGTGCAGATAACGAGGTTGACCAATATGCTGATGATGAGAATCAACCGCAGCCAGAAGTCCTCGCGCCGCTTTGATTCCAGCATGGTCATCACGATGTGGTTGAGAGCTATGCTTTGGTCAAGGGCGTCTTCTTCAGTCTTCATGGTTTCCAAGTCCTTGATAGGAATGTCCATGCATTTCAACTCCTGTCTGTTTGATATGGTTCAGAATCTCAATGAGTACAGCGTGCGTATTGTTGAGGTCGCTGAGATTGTGGAACAGCGTTTTAATCTGCTCTTCATGAGAGTTGACCAAGAGGGCGAGGCTTTGCTGGCTGTTCTTTATCTCTTTAACATCAGTTTTCAACTCTGCAATACCGGCTACTGCTTGATTGAGCTTTTGTACGACCTCGCCATCGGCTTTGGCACGGCTGTTCATACCAACAACAAAGGTTGCAATACCAATCACACAGGCAATGATACTACAGATGAACAAAGTTGTCTCCATGGGTACTGTCCTCCTTTCTTCAGTTCTACTCCTATTATATACCGAGAAATTGGAAAAGTAAAGCCTTATTTTAGCGGGGACATACCGCCGTCTGCGAGCTCAAAATATTGACCAATGAGTTCATGAGGAAGATATTGAAGGGTGATCTTTCCCCCAGAGGATTCACCCATGCGCTGACACAGGTACAGCTTGTTGTCTTCTGGATCGGTGTAATACAATCCATAAACGTATTCCATGCCCCTGGCTGCTGTGATTGGGTCATCTTTGGTTCCTGCATGTTCTACCTCGATAATCGTAAACAAAGCAGGAGTTACATCGGGGGACCAACTTTCTTGGGAAGTGTGGGATGTAACGACCTTATAGAGCCGCTTCGTTTTGGGGTAGTATACCCGATCATCTACCTTGTATTTCACCCCATCTGCACTCCAAGTAGGATACAGCATGGGTGCTTTAGCTGCTTGCAGATCTGTCAGAAATCCAGCTGCTATGTCCATACTTGCACGAATTGCTTTTGCTTGTTCAAGAATGTCAGTTCTCATTTGATTCCTCCTCTGTTTCCACCCCTAAAGTGTTCAGCGCAGCCCTGTATTGAGCGATCTCTTCCTGGGCGGTCAGGACTTCTTTGCCGTCCCGGTAGAACTTACTTTCGCTGTACGTGTCTCCAATGCCCACCGGGCGGTCATGGAGCGCCACCGCACCGGGGAAATCCCCGGCGTTGGTCTCTCGCAGAACAATGACGTTGGTCACCGCGCCGCCTGTCACGATCGCGTATCTCATGCCGCCACCTCCTTGTGCTGCCGGATAACCACAATGCCGTCGGCAGGTTCAACGTTATAGGAACCGCCGTTGCCGGAGTTGGGGACAGTGGCGGTCAGGTTATCGCCGCCGCCGGAAGCGTACAGGTCGCCGTCCGTCTCGCCGAATTCGCGGGTGGTAGTGCCCTGCCCCTTGCCACCCGTGGTGGCACTGGACGTGCCGTCGCCGCCGTCTGTGCCGCCTGCGGCTGAGCCGCAAACTCCGTTGCTGCCACCCGAAATATAGCCGCCGCCACCAGAGCCACCATCTCCGGAACGGCCAGTACCGCCCGTTCCCCTACCGGTTGTAGAGCCTTTTCCTCCCGCCGCCACTGTGCTGAATGCCGACGTTGTGCCGCCATCTGTACCATCTGTAGCGGATGTGGAACCTCCCGTACTGCCGTTCTTCCCAGCTGCGCCGATTGTGATTTGATAGGCGGTGTTGGCCGCCAGAGTGATAGACCTTACCGTGGTGGTGTAGCCCGCACCACCGCCGCCACAGCGTGCAGAACCCTTTCCACCGCCAGCGCCCACCAGAAATACATCAATCACCATGTCTTTCAATGGCGTGAACGTGCCGCTGGACAGAAACTTGATGCGCCAGTTGTCGCTGCCGTCGTCCAGCACCTGATACGTGCCGTCTCCACCCGTCCAGTTGAAATCCTTGCCGATGATGGGCGCGGAAATGGCGCTGCCGCCCACAAAAATACCCTCTGTCTGGATCATACCATCATCACCTCCACCGGAATATCGACCGCGGGCACAGCGCCCGCCGCCTTGACCGTCAGCGAACCCGCCGCCTGTGCCGTCACACGGGGCTGCGCCGCGCCCCACGCGGCGAACTGCTCGTCGGTGGCACTCTGGGCGATGCGCAGGCTGCCGTTGGCCGATGCTGTCACGCCAGAGACGGCCAGCGTCTGCACGCCATTGCTCCACCCCGCCGCCGTCAGCGTGGCGGCTTTTGACACAGACTTGTCGGCCTTTTTGTTCCACGTGTCCTTTTCTACGTCAGTAACGACTCGGTGCGTGGAATCTTCTGTTAGGTCACTCAGCTTCTCTGGAATATCATCAGGGGACGCATAGTCCACCCCAGCTTTGGCGGCAGTCACACCCCCGCTGCCATTGCCCTTGAGAATGCCGCTAGAGGTGATCTTGGCCTGCTTTTTATCCAGAGCCGTTTGGACGGCTGTACTAACAGGTTTATCCTCGTCACTTGTGTTATCCACATTCCCAAGTCCAACCATAGCTTTAGTATAATCTCCCTCTTCGGGATTTACCGAGCCAGATCTTCCATTGAAAGAGGTTACTCCACCGCCTGCAATTCCCTGGGCTTGGTCTTTGTAGTATTTGGCATTGTTGCGATACGCGGGATCCGTAGAGGAAACAGGTTGACCTTTCCTCGTCCCCACAGCCCAAGCTTCTGCGTCTTCTGCATCATCTGCAGCATTCTCAGCAGCTTCTTGAGCCTGAGTCTTGGCTGTAGTTGCATTTGTGGCAGAATTAGAAGCATTTTGAGCCGAGGTATAAGCAGCCGTAGCAGAACTCTGCGCATTGGTCTCAGCAGCTTGAGCATCGGTCTTTGCTTGCTCCGCAGCTGTTTGAGCTTGTTCCGCCTCAGTTTTTGCAGATTGTGCAGATAACTTGGCCTGTTCTGCAGCTATAGCCCCATTTTGAGCAGCATGAGCCGCCGTGATAGCATCTTCGGCTGCTTGAATAGCTTGATCAGCTTTTGCTCCGCTCTCAATCGCTTTCTGAATCTGTTCCGCAATAATGTTGTAATAATCACTAGATATGATTGTGTCATCTGCATAAGCAGACTTCTCCACCAGAATCTGGAATACAAAAGTAGCCAATTTGGTAGGTTTGTCACTTGTACCACCATAGAGATCAACTTCAGCATCTACTACTCCTGCCACAGACAACACCTGAGCTGCTACAGGAATAGTAACGACCCTGTTAGCGTATGATACAGCATCTCCATTTTCTGTACGGTCATACAGACCACCTGTCCCATCAGGTTTTCCAAATCTCATCATGGCGGTAGACCCTGTGGGAATGGTGTAAGGCTGTACCCCATCCCAGAGGGTTGCCTTTATGGTTCGACTGTTAGAGTCTCCCTGTGCCATATACAAGATAGGGGGAGTTACCGCATTGGAAAGATTCAAATCCACAGTATGTGTAATGCTCACCTAGTCACCTCCTCTGTGGTTATTCCCAAAAGTTCAAGAGCAGCTTTGTACTCAGCAGCTTCTGCTTTTGCTTCCTCCAGGGCCTGTTCATCACTATCTGTTAGGTAAGGACGTCTTAAAGATACCCGTATTGCATTCCCATCGGACACCTTTTCCACCCCAACCAATTCAGTGTAGTTGAGATAGACGATGGAACTTTCTCCTGCGGAATAGGTTATTTTCTTAATACTGTTTGAGTCCGAGAATATCTCTAGAGCCTCCTTCAAAGTTATACCCAGCAAGTCTGCATACAGGGTGCCTGAAGAAGCGAGTCCACAGAAAGAACAATCATAAGTATTGGCTTCATCCAAGATGATTTTTGGCATAGTTTCACCCCCTTAATATCGTACATACCCATTGGAAAGGTATAGAGACTCGCCTTTCAAGTTGATTCCCGCAATTGCACTAACAATGTTCACTACCAACTTATCAATAGTAGCACTACCAGCAAGAAGTTTGTTTGCTTCTATGATATCTGCAAAATAACCGTTGATTGTGCTATTGCAAGTTGTTGTGGCAACGCTTCCACTTGTCAGATGTCGGTTGACAATTGCATCTGTAGCAATGTTTCCACCATCAACAGCATAGCTTCCGATCTTATCGTTAGTGACCGAACCATCGTAAATCTTGGAACTGGTTACAGCACCACCGGCCAGACAGTCTGTAGTTACTGATCCCGCTTTAATTGATTCTGCAATAACAGCACCCGCTTTGATAGTCCCGGTAATATTGGCTCCATTCACATATAGAGTATCAGCGCTAATGAATTTGCCAACGATAGAGCCATCTTGGGTAATGGCTGTTTCATAGGTCTGTCCTCCATTTGAAGAAAAGCCAAGACCCCCAGAATTCCATCGCCAAATCTTGGTAGTGGTAGTCAGCTCGGGGGTATCCATTATGAGGATTTCTGTTGGTTGACCCTCATCATTGCGCTTGAAGATAACATACCCGCCACCTCCCCCGGTAATCCATGCGGTGGCATTCATGATTGCCTTTTGCATGTCAGAACTAGTGGGCATGGACTGTATTTCTGTAGTTTGACCTGCTATGGTGTCCGCAATGCTGGTACGAATGTCTCCGATCTCTACAGAGGTGTATCTATCCAACAGTACATCATAGGTAGTTCTTACGACTTTGGCCTTTGTACTTACTCCAAGTTTAACGAAAACCACGGTAACTTCATCACAGAGGTTTACAGGTTCATCCAACTGATCAAAGGACACCTCTAGAGAGACCTTGGGAACCCCAACCTTGTTGTCTGTGATGTAATACTGAGCAGCGGTTCTCAGCTGATCTTCCGTAGGAGCCTCATCAAAGTTACTCGAGAGGTCCAGGGAGAGAACTCTTACGAAGTCAAAGGTACCGGTTACATCAATGACTTTCTCAGGGAGCTGCACTACAGATTCCCCGTTTGTCCAATAGGGATAAACCTTAGTGTATACAGCAGCACAATTATGGTCTTGTTCCAAAGAGGTCAAGTTCTTGCCATATCGTATCGTGACCCCTTTGTCAGAACCTCTGTTCTTCCAAAGCTTCACAATAAAACGATCAAACTCATACTCTCCACCATACACGTCAAGTACACTTCCCCGTACACCCCCGAGGAGGGATCTTGCAGAGATTGGTGTTATACACTTCAAGTTTGCTGTACTGGTTTTATCGGTCCGATAGATGAACCCCGCATTGCTAGGTATGGAAGTGCTTTGCATTTTCTGAAATACCTCAGATAATCCGGAAGCGCTGAACGGGGGAATTGCTACACCAGACAGATCATAGCTGATGTGCTGAGCATACACGGTTACAAACCCGTTCAGAGGTTTGGTTATGCGGTAGATTCGGAAAGGCTGGGGCTTCTTGTTGGGATTGGGCTTGGCTAGAATGATTCCTCTGTCAGAGAGAGAACCATAATGAATACCTGTGACAGGATAGGTCATTGCAAGCTCAAACCCCCCATTTCTCTCTTCCTCAACTACACAGGAGCCTGCATCATTGAGTACTCCGATACCATTGTCGGAAAAGATTCTTTCTTGAGAATCATAAAGAATAGGTTTCATAATTTCCACCACCTTGGAGTGATGTTAACTTTTGTTATGTTCCCTGTCCAAGATATTTGGGTTTTACCCGCTTTGAGAGAAGGGAACTCCATCGCTGAAATGTTTTTATTCTGGTATCCTGTAGAATCATATGCATTTTGTGTATCACTATCAATAAAGAGAACCCCATTTGGGCTAGCCAGAATTGATACAGTCACGTCTCCTACAGTCAATTCAGCAGGTCCTTGTCCTATCACTTCAATTAGAGGCAATGCGGTGTATCCAGTGGGATTGAGCATCCAAGAGTTTTGAGAGACTTCAAGAACAGATTGTCCTGAGAAAAGAAACGATTGGGGTTGACAATCAAAAGATACTTTAGTTTCATGGTAGCAGTCTCGATAGTTTTCTATCTCATCAACGGAAGCAACCCTTGCCATACGATAGACTTCAGGGAACCTGGAGTCAACCAGTCGGTAATACCCATCTTGCTTTAGCCAGGAAAACACTTGATCATCTGAAGTGTTCTCAGGCAACCAATACAGTGTGTACTGATCGGTGTAGCTATCATACACTTTCTCATCTTCAAGAATTGAACCCTGTTTCCCTGGTACTGTTTTGGTGGTTATACGGCGGGAGGGAAGCTTCCGGCCGTAGTATTCAGGGAGTATGATTCCCAGAGCATGGGAAGTCACTCCAGCAAATTCTATCATGTCCATACAGCTTCCCTCCTGTCTGCAATGTGTTGAATCTCATAAGCAATGGCTTGTGCCAACTGCTTCTCATCAGAGTATTTAGCTCCTTCAATGTTAATATTCACCGTGCCAAACATTGAAGATCCCGCTCTGTTCTCGTTTTGCTCCTTAGTGAGGATGGCCTCGCCCTGATGAACCCTTACATTCATGTCGCGAGGAACATAATCCAAACCAGAAGCATAAGAACCTCTAACTCCACTTGTGGCATCGCTGTATCCTTCCTTGGCAGCCCCGAAAAGGCTTTTGATCTTTTGAACAACACCGTCAATCCACCCGGTGATCTTGTTCCAGATCGACTTCAGTCCTTCCCACAAACCATTGAAGATATCTTTACCGATCTGTAGCATTTGCTTGGGGAGACCTTTCAAAAAGTCAATTGCTTTGTTAAACCATTCCTTGAACTTTCCGGGGAGGTTCTTCAAACCATCTACAATGGCTGTGAGGAATTTTGAAATTGTTTCCTTTGCTTTGTTATATGTGTCAACCCCCCACTGTACAATCTTACTATAGGATTCAACCAGCCAATCCCAAATACGACCAGGGAGTTCAGAAAACCAAGTACCGATATCGGATATCAACTGAGGGATTGCTGTAGTTAGGTAACTCCAGGTCTCCTCTACCCAAGAAACAACTTTGCCGACTGCATACCCCAACCAATAAGCGATCTTTTCGGGCAACTCAGAGAACCAGTTTACAACACTATCGATTACTTGACCGATCTTATCGGGGAGCTCTTTAAAGAAGTTGACAATGTCGTCAATTGCTTGGCCAATCCAATCAACAACTGATTGAAATACCTCTTTGATACCATCCCACAGGTCTATCCAAAACTGACGGAATTGATCACAATTATTCCACAAAGATACAAATGCCAGTATTAACGCAGCTATCGCCATAACAAGGAGAAGAATTGGATTGGCCGCCATTACGGCATTTAAGGCAGTCATAACAGCGCTCAGGATAGGGATAATTTTTATCGCTGCGTTTATCATTGTGATGAGTTTACCCAGAACTACCAATAGAGGACCAACCGCTGCTGCGATTTCAAGTATGGTTACCAGGGCGGACTTTTGTTCCTCGGACAGTCCATCCAGCCAACCGATAGCTTTTTGAAGAAGACTGTTAAGAGAGTCTACTAAAGGGATAAGCAGCTCCCCAAACGATGCTGCAAGGTTGACCGCGCTGTTCTTCAGCATTGCCAGCTTAGACTCCGTGGTCTCATAGCGGGTGTTTGCCTCATTTACCAGAGCAGTATTCTCTTGCCATGCATTGTTAGCAGTATCAATCGAGTCTGCAAGCAGGTCAGAAGCCAAACCCAGAGACTTCAACATATTGGACTGACGGATACCAGTCAAACCGAGGTTATCAAGTACCAATACAGCGGACTCGCCGCTCTCGTCCAATTTACCCAGGCCTGTGATAAAAGACTGGATAGCCGTTATGGGAGAAGTTTCCCAAGCGGTTGCAAACTCTTTGGAAGTCATGCCGGAGACTCTGGCAAACTCAGCCAGCTTTTCTCCCTCATTCGCTACGGCTTTTTCAATCTCATTAAAGGTCTGTGTCATAGCAGTGCCACCAGCCTCGGCCTCGATACCAACAGAAGACATAGCCGTAGCCAGAGCCATCAACTCAGCTTCCGTAAGACCAGCCAGTTTACCACCAGCAGCCAATCTATTGGTCATAGCCACAATCTCAGACTCAGTGGTAGCAAAATTGTTACCCAAATCAACGATTGTTGCACCAAACCGAGAGACGTCCTCGCTGGAGGTGCCCATGATGTTCATCACTCGTGCAATAGAAGTAGCTGCCTCTTCCGAGCTCAGGTTAGTAGCATCACCCAGCATTACCATGGTCTTGGTAAACTGTAACAGACTGTCCGTTCCTCTGACACCCAGCTGACCAGCCACTTCCATAACACCGGCGATTTCAGAGGCCGACTGAGGCATGGTACTACTCATCTCTTTGATACCATCGCTTAGAGCAGCGAACTCTTCTTCCGTGGCATCCACGGTCTTACGAACACCGGTAAATGCGGACTCAAAGTCGACCGCTGCTTTCGTAGCTACCGTTCCCAATCCAGCAAGAGGAACAGTAACGTTCTTGGTCAAGGTCTTACCAGCAGAGGTGAACGCAGAACCAAGTCCTGTTAATTTATCTGTTACAGTTGCTCCTTCCCTCTTAAATACATTCAGCTGAGATAGAGCACCCTTAATTCCATCTTTAAAGCTGGTTGTATCAAGCAGAAGATAGCCAACTGCACTTCCGAGATTTATCAAGGTTTCACCCCCTTACGTGTATTGAGAGTAGAGGTCACTGAACGAACGGTACTTTGTACGGAACACAGGCTCCTCTTCCGAGTCTATCTTGTTCATAATGTATGCACAAGCTTCATCAAAGCAGTAGGCCGTGTACTCATCCAGAGCACCCATCAATTCAGAGGGTCTCACCTTGTACCGTTGAGCGATACCGAGAATTCTCAGTATGTCACGACTCCCCACGAAAGGGCTGGAGTGCCTTGATACCCTGCTGGGTGTAGTTGAAGATGAACATGTACTGCTCATCAGTCAGTTCCACGCCAGCGTCCTGAATCTGTTTGTAGGTCGGCTCAACGAACGCAGCCTCGCACAGAACGTCAACGACGCTCAATACATCTTGCATAACAGACTCGTTGGCTGCATCCACGCCACCCTTAATGAACAGAGAATTAGCCGTAGTCAACAGAGCGTTGGGAATCTTGCCGGACTTGGCGAGAGCCATCATAGAGGGTCTACGCAGCCGAGCTACGAAGGGCTGACCCTCGGCAAAAGACGGGAGCTGTACGATAGCACCCCGGCCATACTCCTGAAGAGAGTCCAGAGGGGTAATGTCCAGAGAGGTAATGTCCATAGAAATATACCTCCTTAACCCGCAGCCTTGGGCAGCTCATCGGGACCGATGTAACTGATTTTGTAGGGAGCCTGACCATCGGCCGGAGCAGAGTTGATGGTGTACTCGGGGGCGCGGAAAGCACCGTCCTGAGAGTTGAGCTGGATGGGAGTACCCTGACAATTCGGATACGCAATTTTCTCGTACCCGGTCAGAATGCCCGCAGCATTGTAGATGGCGGAATAGGCGTTGATGGTAACGACCTTGCCCTTCTCCGTGGAGCCAGCCACAGGAGGAGTATAAGAGCTCACGCCGAAGCCCTTATCCTCGTCACCCTCAGCGGTATGCTCAGCGGTGGTCCAGTACTTGACCGTTCCACCCTGAAGAATCTTGACCTGCTCGGGATTGAAGACGTTATCAGTCAGAACGATGGTGTTGCCAGTGATGGTAGTGACTGTGGGCTTCTGAGCAATCAGACGACCCTTGACCACCAGCTTTACGGCGTCCTGAGTATCGGCCTGAACAGTTACCTGAATCTGGGAGGCTGTATCCAGAATGAGCTCATTGGTGCCGTCGTCCAGAGTTACCAGAGCGACATCAATAGTGGGGATTTCATTGCCCTTTTTGATAGCCATATTGTACCTCCTTAATTGTTGTAGTATTTACGATAATTAACGTACCGTGTTGATACCATGTGACCCTTGACAGAGTCATCATAGAAGGAAGGTGTCCGGTAGTGCATAGACTTCACCATCGGAAACAATTCTTTCATAGCAGTTTCAACAGAGTCGACATAAGTCTCCAGAGTTGTAAACTGGTCTTTCGGTACATAACACAGTACGTCATACAGGTTTTGTGTGGTGCTGAATCCTTGGAACTGAGTTGTACCCTCATCCCGAAGAACCAGATAGGGCTTAGTGCATTCGCCCTGATGCTGTGCAGGGGTGTACACATCAAACCCCTTGCTCTTCAAATGCTTGAAGATGTCTTTGTAGCGCGTATTTTCCATTACAGCTTACCCAACCTTTCAAGGAGTCGCTGGAATCCCGGCATTATCTCATTGTTACCAACATAGTTGATTGTTGGGTCAATGATTGCGAACCGTTTCTCATGTGCCAGCTCCAACCAAATACCGTAATCAACACCGTGAGCCAGAGATAACTCATATCCCTTCTCAACCTTGTAAGAGGAGCCTGTAAGACGCTGTCGTGCGTGTCCGGTACGGTCTGTCCATGGGCGGTGCTGCTTGGCATAGTTCTGGAGCTTGAGAGCAGAGGTCTGAGCATACGCCGAAATAGCGGCATCCGACTTGCTCTCAAATTTCTCCAGTCCTTTGACGAGGTCAGAGATGTCCAGGTTGAAGCCAAATCCATTAGGCACCTTCTTGAACCTCCTCCAAGTAAACCTCACAGACAATACCCGACTCAGACACGTCCTTGATTTCACCGATGTTGTACTTTTTACCCCCGATAGAGCATGTGTACTCGGTATCAATCATATCGACAGCTTCACGCAGACACAAAATCATGGGAGCTGCTTTGGAACGAATAACTGCGCCGTCGGCGGCGGACTTTTTCAGGTAGGAAACGTTCTCGTGATAAATCCCCTTGAACGTTACTGTGGATACGGCCACACCGTTGGGCTCCCCGAAGTCGTTCTTACCTTCCTTGTCAAACACAAACCATTGACCTTGGGTATTGATGCACCGCCGAACTTTATTCAGCTGGAAATTGGAAGCATACATTTAGAACGCCCCTTTCAGAATACCCGAGTTGTTGGGTCTGTACTTGGCAGCCAGCCGCCGGAAGTACTTGGAGCTGTCCGCAGCACTCAGCCCGGACACCTGCAAAGTAGTATCTTCAGCCTTGATGAGCAAACACTGATACGCCGTCAGGTCGTAATTGCCACCGTTCTCCCGCAGATAGAAGTCAAGCTGCTCATCCGTGAAGAAAGGGATGTCTGCTTCTCGCAGTACAATCTTCAGGTCTTCAATGTTACTCATACAGTTACCTCAGCTTTCCCGGTGCCGCTTGATGAGAAGCCGCAGCTCTTTCTTGGAACGAATACCGTCATGGTCGATACCCAGCTGGTCGGCATAGTCGCAGAGCTCTTCGAAACCCAGCTCACTCAGAGGGATTTCGGAATAGTCAACAGGCTCGTCGTCCTCTTCTTCATCCTCCAGCTCGTCATCTTCCAGACCATCCTCTTCGTCCTGAGCAGAATCATCGAGGTGGGGCATTTCCGGAGCCGGGGGGTAGTTATCTACCCCCAGCTCGGAAGTGACCGCTTCGTCCTCGAGAGGACGGAATCCTGCGGATTTATACATACACTCGTATGCACCGCGAGAGACCATCAGGGTAGTTACCCCATTCGTGATGCGAAGCATACGGTCACACCTCCTTAAGACGCGATGACGTCCAGGATGTACACGCTGTCCGCAGACTCGAAGGAGGGCAGACAAATCATGGTGACCTTGGTCTCCACGTTCACGGGGTCGGTCTTCTGGACAGTGGTAACAGCCACGCCAGTGTCAGTGATAGACACGTTGGCGGCACCAGTACCCATCAGGTCGGACTCCTCGGGAGTGGTACCGAACCACGTATTACCCAGAGTACCCTCGGGGAACAGGACGACGGTGTCATCGGGTACAAACTGAGTAGCCGTACCGGCATCGTTCTTGTAACGCTTGCCGTAGACGATGAGCTCCAGACCCAGCTCATCCATCAGGTACTGACTCAGGCGGGCATCGGACAGGGCAGAGACCTGACCGTTGGACAGGACAAAGATGGACTTGATGATTTTCTCGTTAACACGCAGATAACCCCACGTCTTACGGGTGCAGACACCACGAGTGGGACGCACACCAGTGTCATCCTCAATCTTGTCCATGGCCTTACGCATATCCTCAATGGGGTCAGAAGTCGTGGTGCTCCAGGAAGTAGTCACCTCGGACTTGTGATCACTGGGGATACCGTAGTCGTAGTTGTACGCCTGACCGTTGGCAGTGATAGCGATGGCACCAGTGGTCAGAGCCATCATTCTCATCTGCTCACGGCGGGCACGAGCGCCCTCCAGCAGATGCATCTCGTCGGCGAACACACGATTCATGACGGCATCGATGTACGCCTGATTGCCGGTCTCCATGACCATGTTCAACTGCTGACGCAGCTCTTCGTCGATGTAGGTGCTCTCCTTGAAGAAGGGCATCTCAGCAGACAGCTTGTCGAAGCCGATACGCGGACGAGGCACCGCGCCGACATCGAATGCGGAGGGCTTCAGCACGACGGGCAGACCGTTGGCGCCCTTAATCCAGTCGAGCTTCAGACCCAGCTTCTTGTCAGCGGGGAACAGTTCCTCGCCCAGATAGGGAGGCATGTCCTGACGGTGCTCTTCCCAGTAGGAAGTCAGCTCCGGGGCTTTGACGAGATCAAAAATAGTCATCTTGTAGTTCTCCTTTCTTTGATTACTTCAGGAAGGTGATGTTCTTCATCTCACTCTTCCGGGTCGCCGTGATGAGCGCGGCGGTGGTGGTGTCCAGCTTGTTCAGGTCAACGAAGCCCCAAATCAGCAGGGTGCCGTTGTTGTCACCGTTGGTAACGTCAACGTCATGCAGCAGAACGCCAGTAGCGGCCTTGCCATCGTTGCCAGCAGAGGTGGCGTCCTTGGCCTGTACGAAAGCCGTTTCACGAGCGGTCAGGTCACCGCTCAGGGGAGTGCCCGCAGGGACAATCTTCTTGCCGTCGCGGGTGATAGAGTAAGCGTCATCGACCACGATACTGACAGACATCTGGTTCTGAACGTTGAACAGAATCTGTACAGGAGCCGCTCCGGTGACTTTGGTAATGCCGGTGTTGTTGAGCATTTTGTTTCCTCCTTATCAGTTTTTGAAATAGCTGCTCTTACCGCCGGAGGTCTTGTGTGCCTTTGCGAGTCTGGCACCCAAACCCTCTTCATCGGTGGATTTACGATTGGAACCTCTGGTGGAACCACCTGTTCCAGTGTTCTTCTGGGTCTCACCAAACATGGTGGGATACTTGGTCTTCAGCTCTTCCAGCACCTTGGTGATGGGCTTTTCCTCCGTCACCTTGGGAGCCGCCAGCGTAATGATGTCATCAACGCAGTCGGGATTTACCCCGGCCGACAGTGCAGCGACCTTCATTTCCAGCTGAGTTGCCTTGGCATTGGCTTCGTCACGAGCAGCCTCCACAGCCTTTTTCGCTTCCGCATCCAACTGTTGCTGGGTCTTACCCGCGTCGAGAGTCTTCTTGATGGTAGCCATCTGAGTTTTGAAGTCCTTGTCGTCCTTGTACTCCAAACCCAGCTCTTTCAGGATAGCCTGTCTTGCAGTACGCTTCTCATTTGCCATCATAGCATTGAGTTGCTCCTGTGTATAGGACTTTCCCTCTTGCTGCTGATTGTTCTGATTGCCCTGAGTATTCTGCTGACTGCCTTCACCGCCACCGGAATTACCCTGGGAGCCGCCGTCGCCACCTTCTCCACCCTCAGCAAAGAACTGTAGACCAATGTGCTTGAGACTCATAGATTCCTGTTTCATAGTGATTCCTCCTTGTAATACCCATGCTCACCGTGCATGGTAACGGTAATCCAGTTGATGAATTTCACCCTCAATCTGGTAAAGGGCACCATCAAGCTGTTTTGCGAGCTCAGCACGCATACAGCTCAATTTACTATCAATCTTGCCAATTCTGTAGGCAAGCTTCATGGGGACAGGTTTGTTCATGGCGAAGAACTTTGCCCTCTTGAGGTACAGTTCCTTGGCTTCGGAAAGAACTTCCTTGGTAAACTGGTCATCCACCTGTACGATGGACTCCTTACCACAGCAGGGGCAGGTCAGAACCGTCATTGTGATGTCCCGGCCTTTCTCATTCAGCAGAAATGTGGCATGCACAACCTTCTCGGAAATGTTGCCGGAGACCTTGACCATGGCGTGACACAAATCACACCGTGTAGCGTTTATTTTCATACCGTCCTCCAGAAAAGAATACTAATAGTATAGTTCTGCCACAATTATACTCTTAGTTATCGAAAAAGTAAAGCCCTCCTGTGGGAAAAGGAGGGCTTTTCAGAGTTATAATTCTCTCAGAGACTCAGTTATATACCAGCCACACGGCCACATGAGAAAGCTCGCCAGAAATGGACTTCTCGAGCTTCTCGAGCCACTCCGAGGGGATGGCAGGGTAACCATATAGGGCACCGGCGAGACCACCGGAGAGGGCTGCTATCGTGTCAGCGTCGCCACCGTCATTCACGGCACCGAGGATGGCCTCCCGGAAACCGCTCGTATTCTTAACCCAGTACAGGGCATTGCTCAGAGTATTTATCACGTGACCAGTAGGCTCCATGTGAGCGCAAGGGGGAATAGGACGGTCATCCAGCATGTTGTTCACTGCCTGATAATACTTGGCAATAGCTTCATCGCACACTTTATTGGTGTGGGTGAGCTTAGACTGCTCCCGTGCCAGATTGAAGTCTTTGGCAAGGCAGGGTACCAGACACCGCATCAAACCACCATTACCATAGTCCTGACGTCCGCGTTTGCGCTGTCTCTCAATATTCCGATGACCCCAGGACTCCCACCTGTGTCCTCTGTTTCCAGAGATGGCTGCATGACAGGTACTTCCCACATCAATAGGACCAGAGTCCAGCCAGTTCTCAAAGTTCTTGGCAATCTGAGCCATACGACCACTGAAGGTCAGTCTTTCCATCATGCCTCTTGCCACACACAGCATCATCTGAGTGTCATCCGTGACTTTACCCGGCTTGATTCCCAGCCAGCCACCACCGATGATGTCAGTCACCTGACCATACTGCTTCTTGATGGCCTTGGCGGTCATGAACTCCGTAGAGGCACCCATAGCGTCACCGATAGCAAACCCAAACAGGGCACCCATTATCTTGTCAACTCTCTTCTCATTCATGCTCATACTCAATACAGCTCCCTCCTACCAGCACTTCCAGTTCTTTGACACGAAACTTACTGCACCGGGATGTGTTACCCCAGATTTCGTTGTCGTTGAATCTGTTCTTACAGTCCTTGCATATCAAGTCCTTGTTAGAGATACGCATGGTACTCTGTGCCTCAGACTCTATACGTTTTTTCATGCTCATAGTACAGCCTCCTACATAACAGATTAGACAGGTCTCTTCCACCCGTCAACCCTATTATAACTCCGTTCCTTGAAAAAGTAAAGTACTATTTTACAATTCTGGCAAAATTTCCATGAACACACGGATTATAGAGCTTCTGTGGCCGTCGGATTCCTCAATTTTGTTGATGCGCACTCTCGTACCCGCGTTGAGTAGTGTTTCACCCTCGCCAGTACCGAATGTAGAAATGGACATTATGGAGGAAGCTTGTGTGCCCTTGGGAGCGTAGAAAACAACCTCGACGTCCCCTCCAAACCCCTTATTCCAATCGGAAGATGTGCTCGTAAAGCCTGTATAAGTTCCAATAGTTCCCTGGAACATGTCATTCAGAGCCTGAGTAGACATGTTCTCCAGCTTAGTCATGTTCTCAAAGAAGTCACCGTCCATAAAGCCCGCCAAGTCTCCGAAGTTGGTACCTCTACGCAGTACCAAATCCTTCTCCAGAGAAGCTTTCTTCAGTGCAGATTGACACCGCTGTATATCGCCAGTGTACCAGTCACCATATTTATTGTCAGCAGCCTTTTTGCCCTCCCTTGCAGCGGTACGCAACCAACCATTCATCTTTGTATAGTCACTTCCTGTGTATTTTTTCAAGGAGGTCTTTTCTGCATCGGTAAAGTTCTCAAAGGCCGACTCTTCCATTTCCAGCATTCCTGACGTAGTTTGACGTTCAAACAGACTTATCCATTCCTTAGAGGAAGGAATTTTCTGTACGTTGGTACCGGACTGTACATTGTTCTTGACTTCGGAGGCGATACCTCCCATACTCTCAATCCACTTATCCAAGGACGGGTCAGCTTTACCCTCAACCCAGTCAGCTAACTGGTCGGCAATTTCAGTCATACTCTGCGGAATGTATGCCTCAAAGGTACACATGCCGTTAGGGTGGTCAAGAGGGAGACTGTCTTTAGGAAAGTGTTTACCATCTCGCTCCATACAGACTTCACAAGTACGATTGCCACCAGCAGACAGCCAAATGTAATCCTCAACGAAGGGATTGTTCTTGGTAGTCCGTACAAAAGCCTGTTGATAGGCGTGAGACACCATCGTACGAGCTAACCGCTGTGCATTGTAGTCTACCTTCTTGGCCGCGCCGGGGTACACCTTAGACCAGTCCCAGTCTTTTCTTGCTTCAGGATTTAGATACTTCTCTAAATCCTTGGCTATATCATAGGCGCTCTTGTTCTCTGCTATGCCTTGTGCTATGATTGTATTTATGTTATACTGAGTCTTCATATGAGTTTTCCAAATGGCACGACTCAAACTCCACTTGCCCTCATAGAGTTGACCGGTGGATACCATTTTTACAATATCCGCTGGTACAAACCCATAAGCTCCTTGAATACCAAGACCCAGTTTGTTTACAAAGTTAGCATTATCGTCTACAACAGCTTGAGCTGCTGCTTTCATGTTACTCTTGATTTCTCCATTGAGGGACATCTCTGCTTTCTTTAGTTCTTTGTTGATTTCCTTTTGGAGATCCTCAAGGTATTGTTTGTAAAGCGGAGAAGAGGGTGTCTTAGGCAGATTCTTAGCTTTCTTAGCAACAGCCTTAGAAGCGTTTTTGTAGATGTCTACAATATGTTTCTGCTGTTGTTGAGTCAGCTTAACTCTCTCCTGTTCTGCTATATTCAAGCTGAATTTTGCCATAAGACACCCTCCTCAATCACTTGGTCCCTTTTACCAGGAACGCTTCGGGATACGTTTTCTGTACTTCCTTCAAGTATGCATCTGCATTGGCCTTAACGCTGAATGCGCCAAGTTGAATTCTGTAGATAGTGTTGCTCGTGACAGGCTTCACCATTTCCTTGAAGGCGACGCCCAGGTAGTTACAGATACCCTTGGCAATGGTCTCACCGATGAGCTCGGTATTGTTAATGATCCACTGTGCCACTTCTGGCTCATCATGGAAATCAACCTCAACATACGCCGTAGGAGCTGCGGGGGTCTTCACCTCAAAGAGGTTCGGATTGGCCTTGATGTTCTCGCTCTTGCCAGGGGTGAGAGGAGCTAGCACATCAAAGATGGCTTTGGCTGCTTTGTAACCCTCGCTGCTCTTGTCCATCTTGTAACAGAAGAGCCGGGTACCACTGGTTTTACCGTTGAAAGCGTTGGTATGGATAGGAACATGCAGATTTGCCTTAAAAGCATCGGAGGCTTTACAACGATTTGCCATAGTGTCATACTGACCGACCATGACCTTTACGCCACTCCGCTCCAGTGCTGTTTTGCAGGCCGCTGCAATCTTACCACACTGTACGTCCTCTGTCGTGTTTCCCACAGCGTAGGTATTGCGCCGCTGGTCAGAGGGGGACAAATACACTCTCTTTTCCATAGATTCCTCCCCTTCATAAGGTGGGTGGAAAATAGCCCATGTTCCGCTGGTGGGCATATTCCGCTTTTTATAACCAATGCCCTCAAAAGCACCGGTTCCGGCCGTGGACAACTTGGCTTTCTCAACTGTAGAGAAAACCATATTGTTACCCTCAAGCGTGATGAAGGTCGTTCCGCTGAACTTTTCATAGATGAAGAACACATGCTGATACATCCAGCGGTTTTCCTTCTTGTTGTACTCACAGTAGAAAGCAATGTCGCCTTTCTGAGCTTTGCTGTTGTCCTTAAGACGCCAGCCTTTAGCAGTGAGCCATTCACCGAGGGCACGACACCAAGCGGGATTGGAACACCCATCTAATAGATAGGGCTTTCCACTCAATCGATCAGCATACCATACGGTATACCCACAGTATGCTGCTCCGATAGCATTCCAGTACTTGTTTACTGTAGTGTTGTTTCCAGAACCAGTTTCTTGTTCACCTGCCAGCTTCTCTACAGGAGCCAGCATTTGAGATACAGTCTTCATACTGTATCACCTCCTTATTGGAGTCAGGAATTGGGAGTTTCTTCATTACTGTCAACAGCATCCTGAATCTTCTGGCTCTGAGTGCCGAAGTAGAATGCGATGATAACAGCATAGATCGTCATGAAGTCCTGGCTGATCTTGCCCACAGTAGACATGTAGGCAAAGACACCAGTCAGCACAACAGTCACGATACTCTTCACCGAGACCAAATTCGCCAAACGTTTCTTCATCAGTTCGTTCATAGTTAATCCTCCTTAGACTTTATTTTTATGCCAAACAACAGAGCTAATTCTGCTGTCCAAGCCGCAAACCAACCCACAATCAGAGTATCAGGCACAACATGATCAAAAGACGAGATCACAAGTACAGCAATACAAAACCAGGTCAAATTTATGACCGAAATTATGGTGAATTTAGTCCTGGTTTTGAGCTTGCGTTTTTTCTCCACTCTGGATCCCTTGGTCTCCATTCTCTTCACCCTCATTTTCTTCAAGATTCTGCTGATTCTGCTTATCCTCCATCCCTTCGCTAGTCAATTCCATAAAGGCATCCTCCAAAATCTGGCGCTCAAGGGCAATCTGCCGCAGCTCCTCATCAGCCTCTTCATCTGTCAGGTTGCGCCATTTCTTCATGTAGGCTTTCTTGGACATCGTCTGAGCATTGACTTCAGCCAAATCCACTTGTTTCTCCTCGGACTCATCTTCAGGGAGAGGATACTGATTGTCTACTCGGATGGTATAGTCCACATCAGGTAACTTCTCTTCAATGTACTTGGCACCGGCTTCAGGATACAGACGAGCACCCTCGATAATACACCGAACCATCAGCTCCAGTGCAGGACGCCACACCAGCATCTTGTCTTCGCAGCGGACAATCAGGTCCCAATAGATGGCCTTGAGAGTCTTACCGGAAGATACAACACCCCTCAGAGCCTCAGGACTGACATTGGGGACGGCACACTGTTCATGAGTCATGCTCTTGATACGGTCAAGGGTCGTACCCAGAGCCGCGCTGTAGCTCATCGGAGAATCCAGAACGCCTACCTGTGCTGAACGGTCTGTGGCCTGATTCTGGTCGGATGCGATATCCCAGAAAGCACCCGCAGAAATACTCAAGCCCTTAGTACTCTCAGGGGAGGCATCCACCGTGTACCGGATAGGATTCATACCCTTGCGCTCTGCATCCATATCAGCAGCAGCCAACTTACTGTACCACGCCTCATACTCACTGAGCAGCTCAACCTCGGACATACCAATAAGGTCGCCAGTCAGACCGTCGTTGACGATAACGCAAGCGGGGATGAACTCAAACAGAGTGGCAGTCGGCTCAGACAGAGTCTCAATGAGTTCGCCCATGCCATTGTAGATTTCCTCAGAGTACCAGCACACACCGTTCTCCAGCCAGTACTTCTTCTTGTAAATACGCTGGTCTTGCTTGGACTTCTCGTCGTTGATGCCATAGAAAGCTACGATTTTGGTGAGCTTGTTGTAATCCTGAGGGTCAACGTCATACACAAACTCAAGGCTCGGAAGGAAACTGACCTGCATACCCTCCTCGGTGTTGACATTGAACATCAGGGCTACCCGCTTACCGATGAAGCAGTCCTTTGCAGCCTGAACCAGTGCGGGACGGAAGTTGTTTTCCTTCAGCACACTATCCACCAGCTCCTGATAGATGGTGGCTGCTTCCTTGGCCTTTTCTCTCTGCTCTTTGGTATCACCCAAATCCACATCTACAAACAGGTCAGGGGACTTGGAGAACAGAAAACGTGCTTCTTTGTCTATCAAGGCTCTTGTGATTTTGTACCGCAGGTCTGCCGGGGTGTAGTCCTTTGTACTCTCAACAGGGTACTGGACACCTTTCTCGTAGGTATCATACAGCTGTATGATTTTATACATATCCCGCAGAACGGCGGAACCATACATGCCCTCCAGCTCGGCCTTGATAAGCGAGGAGGGGACATTCAACAGGCGGGACACCTCTATTGAGACATCCCTGTTTACGCTTGCTGCCATTATGATTCTCCTTTCCGACTATTTCTGGGCAGATACTTGATATCTGCGACCTCATACACGTCCAGAGCATACCAGATAGCCGAGAAGGTATGAGGGTCTATATTAAACTCGTCATAGACGAGATTGCCTTGGTTGTCCTTGGCATAGGTCAGAGTACGAAGTTCTCGTATTGTGTTGGGACAGTTGGGACTACAGATGATACGCCGGAAACGCTTGACCTTCCTTGTATTCGCCAGTCTTGAGCCCGCCCATTTGTGGCACCCACGCATCCTGAAACCGGATTGACGATAAAAGGCGATGGCCTTGGGGTCTTCACAGTCGGCGATAATTTGTACCTTGTCCAATCCATCCTTTTTGAGCTCCTTTTCCGTCTTGTCGTCTGTCATCTTGTTCTTGTAATACTCATAATAGATGTACAGAACCTTGGCTGAATCGTCCACAGCACACTTGATTACAGCATTGTAAGACTCTTCAAAACCGAAGTCCATACCACAGAATCGGAATTTCTCAGGGATACTCTTAACCGCTGCAATCACATCAGCATGACTCTTGGCAACCTCAAACTGAGGCAGTACCTGTCTGCCATTCAGACCGAACCTACCAAGACGAGCCACCCTATACAGGTCAGGGTCATACTCCCTCATCTCATTCAGAGTGTCTATGTAGGATTGAGGGAGGAACAGGTTGTCATCGGCAACGCTGTGGTGATAATAGACCCCGTTCTTGACGATGGTACGCCGCTTGTACAGCAGCTCGTCGTCTAAGACAACATGTTCCCGCCCCTCTTCGTCTACGCGCTTGAAGAAGTGAGTATAGACCCAGTTTTCCGTACCTACGGGATTGGTACTCATGATGAAGTGCAGAGGCAATGTGGGATGACGCAGACGACCGAGGAGCTCCTTGTAACCGTCGTACTTGATTTCTGAGCACTCCTCAAGCCATACAATCGTCACGCCGTTGATAGACTTCAACTTGCTGGGCTTATCCATTCCCTTGAAGATGATTTTGCTACCATTGGGGAACCGTATACCGAGGGGAGATGTGGTGCAGCGAACTTTTTTCGCGCTCTGACCAATCAAATCCAGCTCATCAAGGATTTCCACCAGCAGGTCGTAGCAGGACTCTCTCAGGGTATCATACACCTCACGCACAACCAGCACCTTGCGCTTCTCCATAAGACACTTGAAAATGATTTTACAAGCGATGTGGTAAGACTTGGACGAGCCATATCCCCCTACAAGGAGATATTTACTGTAATCCCAGTCTACCAATCCCAAAGAAAGTTTTCAAATCTGGGATTCACTTCTTTGGTGATATTCATGAGACCACCCCCTTCCTTATTATATAGGTGTCAGAAACTCTCTCCAGAGAGCAGTCTTTTCAGCAGCTGTTCCTTGACTTCTTCAACTGTACCTCGATACTGCGCTTCACGTTGCTCCATGTCTTTCAGAGCTCTCATAAGACGTCTATTTTCCGCAGCCAAAACCATGTTCTGTTCTTTGAGAGACACAACCAGCTCCTTCTTCAGAAAACTTGCCTTATTCTGTTGAAGTTGTTCATACCCAGAAAGAACCAGCTCAATGGCCTCAGCCCTATACCGAGATTCAGAATTGATATAGTAACCGTGTTGCCGTATGGAGGGGAGAACCTCGTCAAATACCCAAGCCTCAAATTTTGTGGCTTCGGGTAGCTTGCTGCGAATAATTAGACGATATACGTCCCCTTCCTGGATGTACCGGAGATTCTGTACACCGCCTTCAGTCTTGGTAGGGATTAGTTCAGTTTCTCTGCGAATGTGACGCTTAAGAGCTTGTTTTACGTCAGAATACCCGAGAGCACGAGCTACATCAATCCCACACATCAAGATTTTGCCATCACGCTCCGCAAAATGAACTTCTCCAAAGAGAGAATTCGTACGAGAGATAATTGTGTTCATGTAAGTTTTCCTTTCATCTATATAAAGGGGGGGTTGAAACGACCCCCCCCTTTCCAAGTACAAGGGAGGAATTCCTCTCAGTCGTCTTTCGCTTTTGCTCGGACTACGTTGATTGTGATAGAGTCATCTCCATCACCCTCTTCAAGCAGCTTTTTCTTCATGTTGAACTCATCCAGACGCAGCTTCATCTCTCGGCTCATTTTGTCAATTTCAGCACGTTCCTTGGAAGTTACCCATTTGGCACCATAGGCACAGTCAAGGACATGCCTTGCACCGCCCTGACCGTCTCGATCATACAAGCGGCTCTCAACATACTCCTCAATACGCTGCCTTGCGTCGTTCAAGACGCGCGCAAAAGTTAGTGTATCATCCGTGTCACAACGCATTTCATCAAGGATTACATCGATAGCGCCTCCTCTGTACTGCATCATTGTTACAGTAGATAACCCCAAGGCTCTTGCGAAGCCAGAGACCGTGTATGGGCGAACTTGTACTCTTACAGGCTTTCCGTTCTCACCCATAACAATCTCACCGTTCTTGTTGAACGTGTAGCCCATACAGCTCTCGAAGTATGCATCGCACTTAGCCTTCAAATCCTCTACCGACAAAAATAAAGGTCGCTGTCCATTATCCTTGGCAGCACTTGGTCTAAGGGGGAGCCAGATACCTCTGAAGTCTATCTTCACATGCCGTTCATCAACCCATAGGCTGCGTACAACCGGGTGTTTGGGAGCATCGATCACTACTTTATGAATAAGCTTCGCACTGCCAGTCACGTCTATTCCTCACTTTCCAGTATCCGGGGCGATTACTATCCGTATACCCCCGAGAACTCCAAGTATTTTCACACTCTTATCATACTACTTTTCTTGAAAAAAGTAAAGCTTTTACCGGCAGAAGTTACATTTTTAGCTAAAATTTTCTCTTAAAGAAACTCTTCGACTAAAAATACCTCTCGAGAAGAAACTTTCGATTACTATCCGTATACTCCCCAATAAAGTTTCTCCTAAAGAAAATTTACCAAGATTGGGGTTTCATCTTAAAATTAGGCGGAATTCCTTGGTTTTCGCCTAATTTCATCTTAAAATTAGGCGGAATTTTACAAGTTACAAGTTGTTGGTATTTTCCAATACTTTACTCCGTGAAGTAAAGCAAAATTAGGCGAAATCACCCCAAGCAAGTCGTGGTTTCAAACAAGTTTGCATCTGGCCTAATTTTACACCTTCCTACTTCATTATAGAGAAAAATTTATAAAATAATAGAATAGAGAGAGTATAAAAATGCATATATAATAATATCGCCGGAAAATTAGGCGGCCGCAAACCCCACATATTACACGATTTTCACGCCTAATTTACCTATTTTCACTTTTCCCCGTGAAGTAAAAGCCAAGGATTTTCCGATTTTTCACCCCTTAAAAGCCCGATTTCCGCCTAATTTTCTCCATAATGCGCCTATTTTTCATTTCCCCGTCGAGTAAAAGCCATGATTTTACAAGCCCAACCCTGTACCCCAAAAATCGCGAAAAAATTTTTTACAAAATTTTGAAAAACCCCTTTACTTTTGAGAAAATCGGAGTTATAATATACCTGTAAGTTGAACTTACGTGGAGGATAAAACAGACGCTCCTGAGCAAGACCTTTCTGCGGGAAAGTGAGTCAGGAAGCTGCGAAAGGCGAACCTCAGTTCAACTTCACCCCATACCACTTCTAAACAGTTCGAATCTGAAAGGAGACCACACTATGTCTACTACCCGCCGTACCATCGCCAACAGTGTTGACCTGTCCATGAGAGTCCTCAAGCGCAGATACGAGGACATCGTCGCTTATGGCGAAAACACTACCAACGACCTTCGTATTGCGTACAACATCTACAACCAGATTATGAACATGTACCGTCTTCTGCGTACAGTTCCTGCATACTCCGACGACCCCGGAGCTGCCGCCCTCAGTTGTGCAGTGAACGAGGCCGTGGAGAAGAACATCCAGGAGATTGAGAACATCTTATTCCGCTTCTATGGTATACGCTACTACTACGCAATGGGATATTATGGATGGTATCACGCTGTTGATGAGTCTCTCATTCCCAGATACCAGCAGCCGGAGCTCATTCGTAACTTCCCCTGTTCCATCTGCTTCCCTACCAAGGAGGACAATGACTAATGGACACCACTACTCTCATCTTTGTGATCATTGGTGCCGCTACCATGGCCTGTTTGCTCGGTAAACTCATCGCATACTTGGACAATCCCCGCCGGAGAGGAGGTGACCGTACTTGAGCACCATATTCCCCACAGCTCCGTGTAAGGACTGTCCTCACCGCTCCGTCAAGTGTCACTCTACTTGTCAGTCCTACAAGGACTACATAATCCAAAAGCAGAAGCACACCGTCATGAAAGCAGCGTCCTCACCCGACGTGAGTACTGCTGCCTCGAGCAAATTCCTCTCATCCTATTTCGCCCGCAAATCTCGGGGCGGGATAAAGTAACACTCCCTCTCTAAAACAGCACCTCGGCCATTTTAACTTGAAAGGATCGTGCCCTATGGATTTTGAACCGATCACCCGTCAAGAATTTGACATCCTATCCTCACCCCGAAAATACTGCACGCCGCACAGTGTAAAACGACACCTGGAGGACTTCTTGAGCCTCAACTGTTTCGCAGCGAGAGTAACTATTTCTCCTGGAGAGTACAAGAACACAGCGTCACTGAGATCATCACTCAGTTCAGCCGTCCAACGATACTATCGCCAGACCATACAGGTGCTCCTCGTCCAGAACGAGGTGTATCTGATCAACACGGGATACAAGGAGGAGGCACAATGAAGTTTACAGATTTCTGTACCGACATAACACAACTACCCAAGCAGAACTACGCACAGCCTCGTCCGTACAACTGGACTGATCTGAAGCGGGAGTTGAAGGACTTTCTTAACATAGGGTGTTATGCCGCCAAGGTATCTGAATTTTCTCAACGAGACATCCGATCTGCTAGAAGAAGCATCGAAAGTTGTGCCAAGAGATTCAATTTCCCTATCCGTGCTGTACACATCAATGGTGAGTTGTGGCTCATCAATACATCAAAGGAGGACAACAAACATGCAGATTCTTGAGAACATCCAGACCCTGTCGGACTTTCTGACCAAGGAGACCTATCTTATCCTTGAAAACAGATTCCGTAACAAGCCCAGACCCATCCGTCGCACTGTGTACAAGGTCAGCACCGACATCGTCAAGTACAATAACTTCAGGCTCCCACGCCTCGGTAACGAAACAGTCGTAGCATTCTACGATGAGGGTAATGACATTGAGCCGATCATGTTCGTGTCTGACAACTTCTATACCCTGTACCACACCAGGTCCCTGTGGAAGACCATCCAAGAGGACTGTAAGATGGCTTACGACCTCAACCACATCCAGCTCATTGATTTTTAAGGAAGACAACAAACATGAAAGCTAAACAGTATGCAAGCGAGTACGTCGCCAAGCTCAATCACTCCAAGACCGAAGAAGAAATCAGCCACATCACCGTGGAGTTGCTCATCCAGCTGATGAAGGAGGGTGAAGACCTCAAGCAGAAACGACACGTAAAGTTCGACAAGGGATTCATCCCTATCTGCAAGGAGCTCAATCAGAAGTGGAACGTCATTGCTGACCTCGTTGAGAAAGAGATGGGTATGGAGGTTCTTAGACCTAACGCATACAGAGACTTCCTGTTCCTGAAAGTACCCGGTATGGAGGAAGCATGGAGAAAGTGAGTGAATCCACCCTGCTGAGATATGGGTCGGTGCTGAAGAGTAACAACTTCACCACCTCCAGAGGGTTCTACACTCTCCGCATCATCAGTTACGAGGGCCAGTTGTATTTCCACAAGATGAAAGACGGAAATCTGGTTGAGCTCATCAACCTTATAGAAATGGAGAAACGAGTATGATGACTATAAACATCGGTTACAACAACTTTGTTAACTCAGAGCATGTTGTGGCTATCGTCAGCCCTGAATCTGCACCCATCAAGCGCATGGTGCAGGAGGCCAAGGACTCTGGTCGTTGTGTTGACGCTACATATGGTCGCCGGACAAGAGCTGTCCTCGTCATGACCAACGGATCCATTGTGCTGTCGGCTATTCAACCTGCAACCATCATTGATCGTAATGCCCCGAAGGAGGTGGAGTGATGGTGATAGAAGCCTTGCTCATTTATGGTATGCTCTTTATGTCAGCAGTATGCATTATTCTAATCTGGAGATAGGGGGACAAGAAATGGACGCAATCAATGCGTACATCAATACTTATCTGGAAGCAGAAAAGCTTGTCAGAGACGTAACTGAAACATTAGGGCTTGACGCGGAACTAATGATGGCGAAAGCGAAGAGACTGGCACGGGAAACAGACCTTTCAACTGTGGAGGCTCTTCATTTCGTAGTCGGTCAAGTTGCCGGTGGGAAATACAAGGAGGACAAGTGATGAAGCCTATTGCTTTTGATAAGCGTATATGTGTCTGTGGAGGAACAAGATTCCACATGATGCCCAAGAAGTTCCTCAACGGTCAAACCGCTGTTGGATTATACTGTTCTGAGTGTGGGCAGTGGCAGAAGTGGATGAACAAGAGAGACCGTAGTAGATTTGAAGCTCTACAGTATAAGGAGGACAAGTGATGAAAGAGTATATTGATCGGGCGAAGTACAGAGAAAGGTTAAGCAACCTCGAAAGCTGGTGCCAAGACCTTAGAAAGCCAGGGCTGACACAAGCGTTGCAGATGTTCGACGAAATCCCCACAGCTGATGTAACAGAGGTGATACCCTGCAGAGAGTGCATTCACTATGAGCTAGGTGTTTGCCTGAAAATCTACTCAGATGGCAACGCGCACCCAGAGGCGTGGCAGAGCCGCAGGCCGGAGGACTTCTGCTCCTATGGGGAGAGAAAGGAGGCAGAGTAATGGATGCCGTGAGGTTTTTGGAAGAACGAAAGAGAATGTTCAAGAATGGAAAACCTATACCAAACCTTGACGTTGATATCACTTACGATTCCGAGATGGCAGTTAAGTTCGTCGAATCATGGTCTGCCGCACACCCTCGCAAGACGCGGCAGAGCGTGTTTCTGGAGCAGTTCCCAAACATCGAGCTTGACAGAAATGGAATAATTAACATTTCACCATGCAGAGTGGACCCGAAACAATATTCATCCAACGGCAAGAACTGCTGTAAATTTCAGGCTTGCAGTGACTGCCGCCGCGAGTTTTGGAGTCAGGAGGTAGAGTGAATGACAACTTCGGTAGAGCTATGGCTTGTCCAAACTGCGGCACGAAGATGGACGGAGGAAAGGAGTGAGTTTGTGTGACCCGTGGGGAATATATGAGACAGGCTCGGAAACGTGCAGGTCTGACCATTAAACAGCTTGGTCGTTTATCAGGAGTGGGCTACTCTACAGTCAGTGAGTTGGAAAGAGGTATAAGAAATGACTGTAGAATATCCACCCTGGAGTTACTCGCAGACACATTGAGAATCAGCATAGATGAATACATAGGACATACAAGGAGGAAATGATAATGATTAACCGGTTTACTTCCCAGATTCATGCTCTGATGAAAGAGCTGTGCGTTCCCATGAGAAACAAAGGGTATGACTACATCTTCAAAGCAGTAGAGATCCTGCTTGAGAATCCCAAAATTAGACTGTCTCTTACCAAGGAAGGTGGAGTGTATGAGCAAGTGGCTACCTACTATGGAGTACGAAACAATACCGTGGAACGCTGTATCCGCACATGCGTAGAAGCTGTGTATCTTGTTGCACCTACTGAAACAATTCAGAAAGTGATTGGAGGAAACTTCAACGATTATACCGGCAAAATTACAAACGGTGACTTCTTGTATGCGTTGCGAAATGAGGTGCTGATCAGAGGAGGTGGTGCTTTGTGATACAGACGCCTGATTTATCTGACTTGAAGAAACGTCTGTCTGAGTAAAGATGCCCCTGATGGGAGAAATCCTGTCAGGGGCTTATTCTATTTTGTATAAAATTTCTTAAAGTTCTTGATTTTTCCTCCAAATGCCAAAATTTGATAACTTCTAGTTTGGGTAAAAGACTCAAAAGCCTTAAATCCTACAGAATCGCTAACTTATTCTTGTAAAACTACAACTTTACTTTTGTAAAAAGACGAGTTATAGTATGCTTGTAAGTTAAAAGTACACCGAACTTCAAGGAGGATACAGATATGACATTCAAGCAGATAATCAAAGCCATTTCCGAGGGTACTCCTGTGGATGAGATCTGTGGTATGATTGATAATTCTTTTGGACTTGGAAAGATTTCTTGGTCTGATCATGAGATGCTCTATAATTTGATAGCTCGTTTGGCTGACTGATTTCAAGGAGGATTACAAATATGGTTACGATTTACAAGGATAAACGCACTGGTAAGATGTATGCTCTGAACAGGATGATCACAATGGGCAACAAGGTGAACCTGGTTCAGATGGGTGGCAAGGAGAACAAGTTTGTTTCTGAGAGCACCCTCAAGCGTTGGTACAGCAAGTGGGATGAGGTTAACATGGTTGTTGAACTCAAAGCCTTTACTGGCATGATCATCGGTTGGTTCAAGGTCGAAGATGAGACGAAGGATACCATCGGTTTCTGGACCAAGTCAAACAAGTACCTGACATTTGACAAAGTGTCTGATGCTCAGCTGAACGCCAAGAATCCCAAGTTCGCTAACCACATCGGGATGACCCTGGGTTATCCCACTGTATTTTGAGGAGGACAAGACAATGACTGACATGAACAAGATCACCGACAAGATCCAGAAGTTGCTCAATCTGGCGGGCAACAATCCTAACGAGGAGGAGGCTCAGGCCGCTCTCCTCAAGGCTCAAGAGCTCATGGCTCAGTACAACCTCGACAGGGAGTCTTTGGGTGACAAGGAGAAAATCAAGTACTCCTTCGAAATCTCCAATGTCAAGGCCAATCCCAGAGCAAGACGATTGCTCAGCATCATCGCTGAGGCTTTCGCTTGTAATCCCCTGATCTCCGCAGATCACAAGTGCGGCTTCTTTGGCCGAGAGGACAATGCCAAAGCTGCCAAGGAATGTATGCAGTTTATTCACCGTACGATGGAGCGTGGCATGAACCGTGTGTGCAAAGAGCACGGTCTTAAGTCTACAGCTGTTGCAGGTGCTTCTGATATCTACAACGGTTATGCAGCCGGATTCCTGTCCGGTCTTAAGGAGGTTGTAGATGCTCAGACTGTGGCCTTGGCTGTGGTTGTAACTCAGGATGTGAAGGACGCCTATGCTGCCCGTTTCCCCAATCTGGGTACATTCAAGGGCAAGACTACTACATGGAATCATGCGTACAAGGACGCCTATCAGTCCGGTGTAACAGATGGACGTTCCGCCATGGGGAAGAGATCCTTGAAGGCATAAATGAAAAGGTGTGAAAAGGGTAGGACGGAGCAAGGATAACACCGAGAATCGAAGGAATCCTTGTTCTGTTCACCCGAATTTGTGACTTTCTTTTTTCCGTCCGAAGGAGTATACTTGGATTATACCGATTGGAGGTTTTTGCTATGGATTATCAATTTTCTGTCAAAACAATGTCTGAGTCCCAGCGCATGTTGGCTCTCACAAAAGCCCTTATCATGAGTGGAGTCAGTTTGGATGTGTTTCCTTTGGCGTGGCTCAACGGCACCGATTTCTATCGTGCTCCCGCATCTAAGCACTTTCATGCTGCCTATTCTGGAGGCCTGTTTGAGCACAGCCTGAATGTAACAGTGAAGTTACTTCAGTTCACCGAAGCCGGTCTGTGTTCTCCCTGGGGTAGACCCGAAAGCCCCATCATTATTGGTATGCTTCATGACACCACAAAGATCAACCGTTACAAAGCGTACCAGGACATGAACACAGTCACTCAGGAAATGGAGACCTTCTACCAGGACAATCCTGAGTATGAGAATCTCGGCGGTCACGGTAACGATTCTGTTCTCAAGCTCAAGAAGGTCATGGATCTCATTGAAGAAGAGGAACTGTGTATCAGGTACCACATGGGCGCTTATGAGACAGAGGATTGGGACGGCTTTGATAAAGCTATTCGGAAGTTCCCAAATGTGCTCTTCACCCACACAGCTGACATGTATGCTTCTAAGTGCATGGAGGTGACTCCATGAGGAACAAGCCTAAGGATGTTCCATACTGTGGTGTGAGAAAGGACAGAATTCTCAAAGGAGAGCCTGTGGTAGATCCTGAGATACTCCGGTATCTGTATCAGTTTATTGTAAGACGATACAAGATCCATCTGCGGAAAGATGTTCAGGGTTTGCCTTCTCCTTGGACAAAGGATCCTGTATTACAAGAATACAGGTTCACCAACGTGAGACGAGAACATGACAGAGAAACCAAGTGGCTGATCAAGAACATTACAAGCAACCCTGATCTGTCCTATCCAAACAAACTCTTGAACTGTATCTTGTTCCGGTTATACAACAAACATGAGACTTCTGAACTGATCTCTCAACCTATTCCTTTTGATAAGTATAAGTCTTCAGGGGGGTGGGATCCTGAGTGGTATCGTGCTCTGTTTGAAGCTGCCCAAGCAGAAGATTCTCACAGGGTGTTCTTCACTGGAGCATTCATTACTGGAGGACTGAAGCGAGCACTGAAATGGTATCTACCCAAGGATGATCCTAAAAACAGCATGGAAATGAGAATGTTGTGGTTTATGAAAGTCCTCATAGACGATAATGTTGTCAGCAAGATCAAGTCTGCAGTTAACCAAAAAGAGGTGTTCAAAACTCTATGCAGCTATGACGGACTTGGGGAGCTTCTGTCTTATCAGATCTTTGTAGATATGACTTACATAGAAGAGTTTCCTTTCAGCGAAAATGAGTTTACTGTAGCAGGTCCTGGTTGTAAGATAGGACTGAGATTTCTGTTTAAAGACACAGATGGTATGACCCCAGAAGAATGTTTGTTCTGGTTGAGAGATAACCTTGAGTCTATCTTCAAAAACAAGACCAAGGGGAAATTCAGCTGCGAAGCTCTCTTTACAGATTTGCCTGAGTATGATCGCTGTTTTAATGTCATGAGCTTGGAGAACTGTTTCTGTGAGTTGAGTAAATATGTGAGAGCTACTAAAGGAACAGGCAGACCCAGAAAGAGATACAAGGAGGTACATGAATGAAAACAAGAAATGAGATGAGACGAGACAGAACCTTAGCTTGGTTGGTAGTGATTTGCATAATTTTGGTTGCGATTTCAGGAGTAAGTTTGGCGTGCTCTCTTTGGGAAAGCCATAAGAACAATCAGCCTTTAGATAGAGAGTCTAAGACTGTGTATTCTGAAATAGGAACTCCTCTACGAATTGTCCCCCCTCCCAAGATCATTCTCAGCCCTGATACATCTACTCCTCAAGCTCCAGAATACGATTATGACTATGTATGTCGTGTAGTTATGGCTGAGACCGGCGGAGAATATAATGAAGATCTGACTCTGGCCGTCTGTCAGGCTATTATGAATGCGGCTACAGAAAACGATTGGACTCCTGAGGAAGTCTGTATCAATTACAAGTACACAGGACCTCATGACTATGTGAGTGATTTCATACAAGATATCTGTGACAGAATCTTCCTCTATGGAGAAGTCTATGAGGACTCAGGGAATGCCCAAGTTTTCTACAACCCTTCATATGGACATAGCAGCTATCATGAGAGTCAAATCTTTGTGTGTGAGATTGGTGGAGTTCGTTTCTTTGAAAGGGTGGCTGTATGATACCTGTATTTGTTCCATCCTACAAGCGTCCCAAGGCTACCTTACTTGTTCGTTCACTGAACTGGGACTTTCCTCTGTATGTATTTGTACGCAAAGAGGAACTTGAGGACTATTCTTGGATAAAGAAACGTCCTAATACCAAGCTGATAACTTTGAAAAATGTACACGACATCGGTGAGACTCGAGCAGCAATGTTACGATATGCTTCAGTACATGGCATCCCTCGGGTGTTCATGTTGGATGATGACGTTACACGATTAGATCTGTCCGTATGGGACGAGGAGCGCCGGGTAGTGCGTGCCTCTGGTACGGTACGAGGGTGTCCTGAAAACTGGCAGGTCGTTCTTGCAGAGTGGGAAAGCTTGTGGGGAGATGAAGCCCTATTTGGTGCTTCTTACAGACCATTCAGTTGGAGCATAAAGAAAAATGCACTCAATACCAATCGGCGTGTTCAACTTCAACAAGCTGTAGGTGTGAATGTGGAGCGCATTGTAGCTGAGGGACTCCGATACTACAGCAATAAAGATGTAGGCAATGAAGACCTGTTCTTACAACTAGAATGCTATCAACAGGGACTTGAGTGTGTACAGACTCCGATGATACAGTATGATTGTCCCGCTATGGGTGCTGGGAAAGGAGGCTGTAATGCTTCCGAACTTGGCTCAATTGCTGAGAAGCAACATCGACGCGTGAGGAAATTCCTGAAGGCTTGTGGTAATGACCCCGCAGTCCGTGTATCAACTACTCGAAGTGGAGTAGAAAGCATAAAGTTCAACTGGAAAGTGATTGACAAATTGATGGGAGGATCCTATGAGTAACAAAAGTTGGTTAGATATGGCCGAAATGTATGCGAAACAGCACAGTGGCTGTAACAAGGTGGCTGTGGGTTGTGCTATTGTATCTTTGACTAGCAACAACGTCTTGGCTTTTGGAGCTAACAAAGCCATGCCTGATCTGTGCAAATCCCCCAGGGGTTGTTTGAGGGTTGAGCTGTATGGAGACGACAGCAAGAACCACCGGAACTCTGGTGATTGCCGAGCTATTCATAGTGAGATTGATGCAATTGCTTCTGCAGCTCGCTATGGGATTTCCTTGAATCGATCCGTGGCATATGTTACACGTTATCCCTGCGAGAGCTGTGCCAAAGCTTTGATCCAGGCTGGCATCTATGAGGTGTACTATGGAGGTACAGCTGAGATCAGTGATTACACCAGAGCGCTCTTTGAACGATACAATGTAAGATGTTACCATGTCACAGATTGGCGTGAGGATCTGTCTGACCGATAAGGAGGGTTGATTATGGAATACGTTGGGTTGAGTCAAGCTCAGTTGGACATTTTGGCAAAGGCTAGAAGCACATACGGTGCTACTGCACAGATCCTTGTATCTAATGAGGAACTCTGTGAGCTGGCTGCGGTGTGTGCTAAGTTCCCTCGCTATGAGTCTCCTGAGAAAGCTAGGGAGGAGCTCTATGACCGAGCTGTGGATGAGGTAGCAGATGTGATTATCGTTTTGGATCACATCGTGAGCATCTTCGATATCAAAGCTGAAGACATGAGAACTCGTATTTCCGGGAAGATTGGTCGTCTGGCCTATTGGCTGAGTCAATCTGAGTCTATGGAAGAGACTACTCTCTATCGAGACATACCTTCTACTGATCCAAATCAACTGTCCCTGTTTGATAACCTTGGTTGTCCTTGCGTTGGCTGTAGTTACTACAAGAACTTCCTGGAACTGAAGATCGGGGGGAAGTGCTATGAATGCCGAGGGACTGGCAAAAACTTCAATCCAAGGGAGGACTAATCCATGCCCATGACATTGAGCGAGTTCAATCGCTTGATAGGACAAGACTCATACGTCCGCTGCATGGATAAGAAGCGGCTGGACACAGCTATCGTAAATGAAGCTGCTGCTGACGCTCATCTCTTCTCTGGAGGTCAGATTGGCTGGTGGGTTCGAACTGGTTACATAGTCGTTGACATTGACCAAGGCAAGGAAGAAGCTCTAAAAGTCATCAAGGCTCTTGGTCTTAAGACCCTGATGGCCAAGACTCCCAAGGGACTTCACCTGTACTTCAAATGTGACAAGGAGTACCCTCAGAAAGTCGGTATGGTTTTGCCTTGCGGATTGAAGTGCGATTTCCGGTGTGCCAACAAAGGTTATGTGATTCTCCCCTGGGGTTCAGAAAATCGTTCCTTCAACAAGTGCAGACAAATTGCGGAGCTGTCTCCTGAATGGACGCCTATGGTTAACCGAAAGGAGACTTTGCTCGGACTCAAAGATGGAGATGGTCGTAACGCTACCCTGTTTGCTCATCTTATGGCCTACAAGAACAGAGGCGCTGACGATGAACAAATTGATCAGATAGCTAGAGTCATAAACAAGTACATCTTTGATGAGCCTATGGAGGACTCTGAGCTTGAGCGGATCATAGAGAACACCAAGAACTATGAAGCTGCCAAACAGTTTGACAATCCTTATCTGCTCTATAATGGCAAAGGCATACCAAACGGTGTGAATTATAGAGCAATCTGTGACTCGTTTGTAAACCGTGGGGATATCTTTGTACTTGGAGGAGAGTGCTATCAGTACAAAGACGGTGTGTATTCTGAGGCTAGTAGTTATGTTCGCAACGCCATTAAGGACATGATTGTTGTAGACAACTTGATTACTCAGACTCGGATCATGGAGGCATATCGTCTCATAACTGATGACACTCGCTTGCAGCGGACAGCTCTTGAACTCAACCGTGACAAGAATCTCATCAATTTTCAGAACGGTGTATGGGATATCGACAAGAAGGAGCTCCTCCCCCATGATAGCAAGTATCTTCAGACTCTTCAAATCCCCCATTCCATTGGGGAGTATGTTCCTTTCAAGGAGACTAAACTGTTTGATTTCTTCCAGAAAACCAAGCTTCCCAAGGAAGATGTCAAGATGTTGCTCAAATACATGGCCTATTGCTTGACGCTGGACTATGGTTTGAAGACTTTCATGATTCTCTGCGGACAATCCAATACCGGTAAATCCGTCTTGATTAGGTTCTTTGAGACTCTTGTGGGTAAACAAAACGTGTCCTCTCTGAGCATGCACGAGCTGAATATGCGATTTTATCCAGCTCAGCTGTATAACCGCTTGCTCAACTCTTGCGCAGATAACTCGTCCTTGCCTCTGTCCTCTATCGAGAACTTGAAAAAGATCACCGGTGGCGACCAAATTATGCATGAACGGAAAGGCAAGGAGCCCTTCTTCTTTGTACCGTTTTGTAAGTTGATTTTCTCATTCAACCAGTTACCCTTACAGCTGGAAGAAAAATCCAACGCATTCTACAAGCGTATGAGGATTCTGTTCATGAATAGGGAACTGTTTTTGAACAACGAGTATGTCAATGATCTTTGTAGCGAGGAAAGCGTATCCCAAGTCATTCCCTATCTGTTACGGTTACTTCCTCTGAAGGAGATTCCTAGAACAAGTATGAGTGACAGATACGTGGAAGCTCTTAGACAAGACAGTGATAGCATTCATGCATTTGTATTTAACTATTGCGAGCTTGGAAACGACTGTATTGTGGAGAAGAATGCTCTATATGAAGCATACTGCCGGTTTTGTATTGATACTGGAAGAGAAAGCCATAAAAAGCATGCCTTTGCTCGTAACATGAGGGCACGAGGCTTCAAGGATCTACGGGATAGCAAATCCCGAGATTACGTTTGGTCTGGCATTGCTTTGAAGAAAGGAGTGTGAACATGGAAAAAAGACCTGTCCCCGGATTTGAAGGAAGATATGAGATAGACGCTCAAGGCTCTGTGTACAATATCAAAGGGCACCCGATCAAGCCTGTACGCACTCCGTATGGGGATGTTGTTGATCTTTGTGCATATGGACAACGAGAGCTACTTCTCATAAACGATATTCTCAAGGAGGTGTTTGACATTGCCCCAGGTAAAGGTTGTTGATGCATACAGAATAGCCATTAAAACATTGGAGGAATTGCCAGCGAAAAGCTTGAAAAGCAAATCCGGTCAGCGAGTAAATACACATGAGGTGGCTGCTATTCTTCGCACAGTCTTACACTGGTGTCATCCAGAGTTGACAACTCAGGATATTCAAAAGGTGACTCGTTGCGAGAACTGCGAGCACTATCACAGATACAAGAAGAAGGGTGAGTCCTTCAGACCTCAAGTTGTGTATATGTGCAGTCTCACCAAGACTCGTCGTTCACCAGACTTCTTCTGTAAGGACGGGGTTGAGAAATGAAGCAGCAGATTGGTTATGTAGGAGATCCAAAAGAGCCTATTTCTGATGAGTCTGTGGTGTTCACTGCTATGTACAACTTGCTGTATGAAAAAAGTCAAGAAGAGCCGAACAAAGGAATCATCGTGTATGGAGGAGACTCAAATCGACGAAAAGTTCGTTGGTCTAAAGTACTTCAGATGGCACACATGCTTGAAGACTTCTTCATAATGCGTCGTCAACGGTGCGGGAAAGAAATTTGCCAAAACTGTAAACACTGGGAGTCCATATCTGTGGTGTCTCCTTGGATGGGTGAGTGTAAGAAATACATAAAGCGGATGCATGCTTTAGAGTGCTGTAAACGGTGGAAGGAATCCTCATGAGTTATCAATATGCTACAATTGACATTGAGACCACAGGTCTAAACCGTTACAAGGACTCTATCACATGGATTGGCGTGGGCTTGGCAAAGACTATTGACGATGACTTGTCAAAAATCTTGATTTATGATGGCACATCAAAAACAGATATGCAGAAGTTCCGCAACGTTATGCGGCATGTGAGAGAAGCCAAAGCCAAGACCGTGTTTCAGAACGGAAAATTCGATACTCTGTTCATCGAGCATGCGTTGGGATTAAAAATCCCTATTCATGAAGACACCATGCTTATGGGTACAGCCTATGATCTCGTGGCCGAACACGGTTTGAAGAAAATGGCTCAAGCATACCTTGGTGTGCCTAACTGGGACATCTCTAAGAAGGAGAAACTTGGAGGTGGCCGAGAAACTGTTGTACCATATCTGAAATGTGACGTCAAATACACCTGGCAGCTCTTTCAGTATCTGTGTACTCACATGAACTCTCAACAGATGAAGATCTATACTGATCTGTTGCGTCCCGCTTACAGGGCATACCGTGATATTGAACGGAATGGTCTATACCTTGATCTGGGTGCTTTGAAGTCTGTACAGAAAAAGTATGGCGATGAGGAGAAACGGCTTGCTAAAGAGCTCAAAGCCCATCATGACATCAACTGGAATAGCTCCGCTCAAGTTGCTCATGCGTTGTTTGATCTAGAGGGATTGCCTGTACTGTACAAAACAAACAAAGGCGCTCCCTCTACCGCAGCAGACGTGTTAAAAGAGCTGTCCATGAAGGGTTATGAAGTCCCAAAGCTATTGCTTCAATACAAAGACGCATCTACCCGAAACAAGATGTTCTTGAACAGATGGGAGAAGGATTGTTATGATAGCCGAATACATCCCAATTTCAATCTCACCAACGTGGTATCAGGTCGGACCAGTTGCAATAACCCAAATCTCCAGCAGGTTCCCCGAACAAAGGACATTAGAGGACTGTTTGCAGGTGCTCCTGGTATGATACTCTTTGAAGCGGATTATTCCCAGCTGGAGCTGAGGATAGCTGCTCATTATGCCAGAGAAAAGACCATGCTGGATATCTATTACAACAATGGCGACATACACACAGAAACTGCAAAATTATTCACGAATGGTCGTGAGCCCACGAAAGAAGAACGTGGCAAAGCCAAGGCAGTAAATTTTGGCTTCTTGTATGGTATGCAAGCCAAGAAGTTCGTGAAATATGCTCTGGACAACTATGGACAAGTGTTTACTCAACATGAAGCTGAACACATCCGAGATCTGTTCTTTGCCAAGTATTCTAGACTTTTACCCTGGCACAAAGAACAGGAGTCCCTCTGTGAGATGCAGGGTGGTGTAGGTAATATGTTCGGCCGGTTCCGTCGTCTGCCTCTTATTTACTCAGGGAACAAGTGGGAACGCGCCAGTGCTGCCCGTCGTGCCATCAATACGCCGGTTCAAGGCTCCGGCTCGGATCTTCTTATCTCAGCGGTGACTCAGATCAACAAGGAGCTCAAGGGAATTGCTTGGGTCGGAGCCACTGTTCACGATTCAATTATAGGAGAATGCCGAGAAGAAGACAAGGATTTTGTGGATGAAACCATTCGCCGTATAATGAAACACCCAAAAGTTCTAGATGATTTTGGGGTTGAGCTCAGAGTGACTTTGGACGTAGACATTGGCTGGGGTCCATGGGGAACTCATTAAAATACTGAGAAAACGGTTGAAAAACCAAGCAAAGAGTAGATAAGGTCTCTAAGACAAGGAAATTTTGATCAAATTGATCAAAAATAGGGCTTTACTTTTGTCTCAGAATAGGTTATGATTCTATCTGTAAAAAGAAGTTAAAACTGCTTCAAAACAATTTAGGAGGATACAACAATGATCGAAGTCAAGAAGGGCGAAACTGTTATCGTCAAGGGCTTTACCGGTATCAAGCTGGGCGTGTTCGAGGTTTCCAAGGCGGACAAGAAGACTGTTACCGTCATGAAGAGAAACGGTGACGAGATGATCTTTGACCGCAAGACTGGCAAGCAGATCAACGTGGAGGAAGGCAAGGAGAAGTATGCCAACTCCCTCATGGAGGATGATGGCAGCTATGTTGCTCCCTCTGCCTCTAAGAAGTCTAAGAAAGCCTCCAAGCCTGCGACCAAGAAGGCCAAGCCCGAGCCTGAAGACGATGACGAAGATGAGGACGAAGATGAGGAAGAGGAAGTCAAGCCTGTGAAGAAGGCAAAGAAGTCTGCCAAGAAGACCAAGAAGGTCACTGAGGAAGACGACGATGACGACTTTGAGGACATGGATGACTGATCTCATCCGGGGGCATTGCCCCCGCCTCTAATGCAGCTCAAGACTGGTGGGAAAGCCTTTACTGGCGAGTAACTCGGTGTACACCACTCAAAAGTGTACCTCGCTTGAACGGTGACAAGCCCGTGTAAATGCAGAGTCAAGGAAAAGCTCAGTAGGAAGAGCATCTGAGGGAGGCCGACTATCCCCGGTGGCTGGCCTCCCTACACGGGACATTAGCTCAGTTGGTAGAGCATCTGGCTCATAACCGGGTGGCCACGGGTTCAAGTCCCTTATGTCCCACCACCCGTGCGTGCGCTTCACGGGTTCATTTATGCGCCTCTTTCCTATAAGCTGACTGGCATAAGAGAGTTCAGAGAAATCTGAGAGTGCAGCTCACTCCCCCAAGGAACGTGCTAGTGTTTGAGACTAGATGCAAGGAGTGCCCCAGTGCAATTCTGGCAGCCTATACAAACTGAGGAGGTGAAAACTCTGTATATCAGCTATTCGCGCATGTCCACATATCTGAAATGCCCCTACCAACACTGGCTTCGGTATGTACGACGGCTGGAGAAACGATCCCCTGAAAGACCGTTGTATTTTGGTACAGACTTCCATAAGTTGCTTGAGCTCCGCAATGACCCGGAAGCACTGAAAGAAGCCAAGCAGGTCATCAAGGACACCTATTATGAACTCCCAGCCTCACAGCAGGGAATCCTAGGAGAAAACTACATCGAAGATCTGTTTACAATCTTCAAGGACTATCGACGGTTGTATAAAGATGTACGTCAACCTCAAGTGACCGAGAAAGAGTTTGAACTGGAAGTTGGAAGATCCAACGGTGAACCCATTGTTTTTGTAGGGAAGATTGATGAACTGTATCTCATGAAGAGACAAGGAGTCAAGTACATTACTATTGGTGAACACAAAACGTTTTCCAATAAGCCCAGCGCCGATCTATTGGTAATGAATACTCAAAAGTGTTTGTATGCCAAAGCGGCGTATCTTTTGAAGGGTGTATTACCCGACAAGGTAAAGTGGGACTACATCAAGTCTACTCCAGCAGCTGAGCCTATTTGGCTTGAAAAAACCAAAAGATTCAGTGAAGCAGCTTCTACCAAGATAACACCCATGAGTTGGAGGAGAGCCTGTAAAAAGCGAGATATCCTTGATCCGGAGATTCTTCATAAGGGAGACCGATACAAGGACAATGTTTCTGAATTTTTCTTCCAGGTTGATCTTCCTATTGACCCTAAAATGGTGGATGTTATCTGGGATGGGTATCTATACACAGCTCAAAACATAATCCGTTGCGGATCTGACAACAAGACTCATAATGTTACCCGAGATTGTTCTTGGTGTAGTTACCATGATATTTGCTATGCTGAGATGACCGGAGGAGATGTTGAGTACACCATTGCAAAAGACTTTGTAGAAAAGGAGTGACATCATGGGTCTATTAGACTCTGCCGTTGACATCCAAGAACTCGGTCAACGGAATTTTTGGGTGCTGTATGGTAAATCCAACAGCGGAAAGACCTACATAGCATCCACCTTTCCCAAGCCACTTCTGTATGTACAGATTGGTGATGACGGCTCTAACACGATTGCTCATGTAGAAGGTATCAAGGCTATTTCTATTGAGAACGTGGAACAGTTCAAAACCCTCTGCGAAGAGCTCAAGAAAGACAAGAAGTACAAAACCATTGCTGTTGATACTTTTTCACTGGTTGTGAATGAGTGGGTACAGCAAAAAGTTACCACCAAGGGCAAGAAAATGACTCAGCAGCTCTGGGGTGATCTGAAAACCGAGCAGGAAGAGCTGATCAAGGCTCTCCATCGGTTAGCAAAGAAACACATTGTAGTGGCTACCTGCCACGAAAGCATGGATGCTATCGAAGGCATGGAAGATGAGATTACTCCGGACATCCGGCCGTCTGTTTCTAAGGGTGCCCGCACATATCTTGAGGGTATGGCCAATTATGGGATTCATACAACCAAGATTGTCAAGGAAATTACCAAGGGGAATGAGACCAAAGAAGTTGTCAAGTATGCCGCTGATATTGGTCCCAATCCTTACTACTGGACGAAACTCCAGATTGATCCGAGCATCAAAGTTCCCAAGCGCATAATCAATCCGACCTATGACAAGTTCATGGAAGTCATCGGTTCGGTTGACAATAACTAGATCTTGGAGGTATTACAATGAGCAGAAGAATGAAAGTCGATATGACCAACGTGGAGAGTTACACCCGTTGTCCCGAGGGTCAGTTCCCTGCCAAGCTGGTCAAACTGGAAGAATGCACCATTCAGGGTTCCGGCGACGACGGTCTGAAGGCAAAGTTTGAAGTCACTGGTGGTTCTGGCAAGGGCAGCAACGTCTTTGAGACCTTCTCTCTGGGTGAGAAAGCTCTGTGGAAGCTGAAGATGATGCTGGAGGCCATGGGCATGAAGGCCACCGGCAAGATGACTTTGGATCTGGACAAGCTGGAAGGCAAGTCCGTCGGTATCGAAGTCGTTCATGATGAGTTCAATGGTCGGAAAACTGCAAAGATCGCCCAGTACCTCAAGCTGAGTGAGCTGGAAGACACTGAGGCTGATGAAGACGACGAAGATGAGGATGATGACGATGAGGATGAGGAGCCGGTAAAGAAGCCTGCAAAGAAAGCTCCTGCCAAGAAGTCCAAAAAGCAGCCTGAGCCGGATGAGGACGAGGATGAGGATGATGACGAAGATGAGGACGAAGACGAGGAAAAGTCTGCCCCCAAGAAGTCTTCTAAGAAAGCTCCTGCAAAGGCTGCCAAAAAGTCTTCCAAGAAGGCAAAGCCTGAACCCGAGGACGATGATGAGGACGACTGGGAGGACGATGAGGACTGATGTCCTCTGATTCTCATACGGGGGAGGGGCAACCCTCCCCCAGATAGGAGATGATTATGCTATATGACTACAGCATTCCAGGAGACTGCAAAGAGCTAAGAAGATCTATTTTCACAGAGCTGATGACTCCCGATACAAAAACTGGATACATGGACGGGGAAGACTATCAACTCATGAGACCATACGCAAAGGAACGAGCACTTGATCTTGAATCCTGTCTATGGCTGGCCTTTCTGTATGGTATTTCCTACTCATGTACAACCACAATGCGGTTTCTTGAAGAATTCCCCACTATTGCAGATGTAACTCCTAAACGAGTCAACGCATTTTGGAAAGACAAGAAAGAATCCCTTTGGTTTAATCCCGACAAGAAGTACCTCAAAAACAACGATCAAGTTATACCGGCCATTCGGTCTATCTGTGAATTGTCCCATAAAAACTTGAGTGACTACCTTTGCCCATTGTTAGAGCAAGGATTTGATGTTACATACAAGGAAATTACCAAGCGTTGGCGTTTCTTTGGTCCCCATGGAGCATACTTGTTCTTTGATGCCCTGTACGGTATGCAACCAAGCTGGTATTCTGATCCTGAACACCTGGATTGGAAAAACTGTGGTCAAACTGTTGTGGAAGGTATGGCTCATCTACTTTGTGATGATGAAGCTATACAAACCAAACAATACAACCTGGAACGATACAATCGAATGCTGGATAAACTGGCCAACAGATTCCATAAACCTAAGATTGTCTTGGAGTCCAATCTTTGTTTCTTCCGCAAGCTGTTCAAGGGTTCCCGATATTTGGGCTATTATGCAGACCGCAACCTGATGGAGTGTCATGCTACAGCTGACATACTGAGGGAAGATTGTGGAATAGATGTTTGGAAACTGCGCAAAAAGACTACTCAGGATGATCTACGTGGAGAGATACATGGTTGGGACGCCATACGCAAAGAAAGGTTGAAATTGTTTTTGACTACAGGAGCTCTATCATGAGACTTCTTATCAATATCCGAGGATGCAATGGTGCTGGTAAATCTACCATCCCCATGTCTATGCTAGATGATCCAGAGATGTTTATTGAAGAGCTCAAGTACAGTGATGGCAAAAGGATCGGTGCATTCACTGTATTCCCATCCTATGGTTGGGTTGCTCTAGGAACCTATTTCAACAAGACCGGAGGGCTTGATGGTATTCGCAACATGGAATGTACCAAGACCACCCTCTATGCAGCCTTGGGTCTCTACCCTGACTATGATATCCTCATGGAAGGGATCCTCTGTAGTACAGTGTTCTCTAGCTATTCTGACCTGTTTCACGAGATAGAGAATCAGACCGGCAGACAGATAATGATTCTATCCCTTCTTCCGCCCCTCGAGGTCTGTCTAGAGCGCATTCAAACTCGGAATGGAGGTAAACCCATTAAAGAAGACCTCGTGGCAGGAAAGCGAAGTTCTGTGGCAAGGAGCCACGAAAAGTTCAAGCAAGAAGGATTCACATGTATAAAGGTAGACTCTTCCCGAGTCCCTAGAGAAAGAATGCTCAAAGCATTTCTTCAAACTGTGGAAAAACATCGGAGGTAACTATGGACCAGAAAATGGAAATTCATCAGCATCTCTGTGAGAAGATGCATGACCTGTATGAGCGTAAAAACGCTGACTATGGGGATAGCTTTGCTCAGCTCCGCAAGCGATATCCAAACTTCGTGTGTATGCGGCTGTTTGACAAGTTAAACCGACTTGACACCATCATCCAGCCGGGGTATGAGTGTAAGGTGTCTGACGAGAAGATTGAGGACACCCTGATGGATATTGCCAACTATGCGATCATGGAGCTGACTGAACGCATCGCTGACAGAAATCCCCCTATATCTGCAAGCAACCTGTATGCAACTTCTATTGATGCAAAGGAGGTACACTAACATGTCTGTATTCATTTTCAATGCACAAACGGTAAATGATGCTTGGGAGCAGGCATTCGGCGCTCTGGCGATCCAGGCTTCTGAGGGCTTTGCTGACACTTCCCGTGATGGCGGAGTGGTTGGTGAGATCACTGATGCTGTTTTCTGTATCAAGGATCCTACTCGCAACATTGTGACCAGTCCGATCCGAAAGATGCCCTTGCGCTATGCTGTCGGAGAGTTGGCTTGGTATCTGTCCGGTTCCAACAAGGTCTCTGATATCAGTCGGTTTGCTAAGAAGTGGGTTGACATCTCTGATGATGGTGAAACCAATAACTCTGCTTATGGGTATCGTATCTTCACCAAGTTTGGGTTTGATCAGTGGGAGTATGTGAAGTCTCTCCTGATGAAAGACCCCAATTCTCGTCAGGCAGTCATTCACATCAAGAATGCTGATGATACACCCACCAAGGACACTCCCTGCACGGTGTATCTCCAGTTCTTCATCCGCGATGGCAAGTTGAATCTGTCGGTACATATGCGATCCAACGATATTTGGATGGGTGTGCCTTATGACATGTTCAGCTTTTGCTTCCTGCAGATGAAGATGGCTATGGAGTTAGGTGTTGAGATCGGTGAATACCACCACTACGCTGGGTCTCTGCACATGTATGCTCGAGATTGGGAGACTGCTCAGAAAACTGTGGGTAGTTGTTCCTGCAAGAAGCTCAAGCGTGAAGGAGTGAACTGATGTCATACAACAGGGTCACCAAAGGACCTGAGCTCATCAAGGTGATGGTCAAAATTCTTGATGAGAATAAGGACGTTCTGGTATGGGATCACTTCTGCTATGCTCCGAAAGACCTGTACCTCAAGTTCCTGGAAAACCGAGGTATTGAGAGATTTGAACTGGCAGAGTACCTTCAGCGGTGGTGCCTGTTAGACTTCAATTGCGACTTACCTATGACCAGAGCTCAGGACATGACTGTGCTCAAAGAACTGATAATGGACAAATACTCCAAGATCTTCCCGTATCTGTCTCGCCCCAGCACTACAGACAGACAGGGTTGGTGTAGAGTTTGGTTGTCCGAACATATGGAAAGAGAAATGAGGAAAAAGAAATGATTGATAAGACTACTTATGATGAGGATACTTTGTTCCCCCAGATTGCCGCAGTGGACTTTGACGGTCTGCTTGTAGAAAACAAGTTCCCGGAGATCGGTGAGATCCGTCAGCCCATGTTTGATGCTGTAAAGCAACTTCAGCAGAATGGTTGGAAGATCATTCTGTGGAGCTGTCGTACTGACGAGATGTTGGCCGAGGCTGTTGCTTTCTGCACGAATCATGGTCTTGTTCCTGATGCCGTGAATGAAAATCTCAAGGAAGTACAGAAGTATTTCGGTGGAGATACTCGTAAAGTATTTGCCAACATCTATCTGGATGACCGGAGTGCGAACTACCGGAGCGACCTTGGAGTATTCGCAACTATCCCGCCGGAGACTCTGTAGCTATGAAGGAGAGTAATTTTCAGAGCAGGGCACTCCAGTACCTCAACTCCATACCGGGGTGCAGGGCTGAGAACGTTTCCGGGAACGCTATGCAGTCCGGTAGACCGGACATCAATGGTTGCTTCTTGGGTCGTGCATTTAAGTTGGAGCTTAAAGTCCCTGACCACAAGAATGTAACCAGCAAAAAGCAGGAACTTGAGCTCCGTAAATGGGCTACCGTAGGTTGCTCCATTGGAGTCCTTTATTCCATGGCTGCCCTAAAAGACTGGGTAGGGACAATGCAGCATCTTTGTAAAGAGGGGTACTGGACTGGAGAGCCTTGGGTAGTGACCAAGAGAGAAGAGGAGCATGGTTGTGAATCTTGGTTCTGGGTCTAAATTCATATTCAAGACGAAGCCTTGGGCACATCAGCTCAAGGCTCTTGAATATATGTATCCTCGGGATGCTGCTGCTCTGTATACCAAACCGGGCAGCGGCAAGACCAAAATCATGATTGACCTCATTGTCAACCGAGGGTTCAAGCGTGTATTAGTAGTAGCTCCTAAAAAGCCATGTGAAGTGTGGAAGCCTCAGATACAGCTACACTCTGACATCCCGCCGGAAAACATACATGAATTGTATTCTCTCAGCGGGAAGAAGAAAGCTGAGCTGCTAAAGACTTTCAAGACTGTACAACCGGGCGAGGGCTGCTCCATCTTCATCTGTAACTATGACTCCGTCTGGCAAAAACCTGTTGATAAAGTCTGGTTCTACAAGAAGCTGGGAATTGACTGTGTTATCTGCGATGAGAGTCACCGCATCAAGTCTCCATCAAGCAAGTGTTCCTGTTTTCTTGCTCGTCTCGGAAAGGTTGTTCCGCATCGGTATCTGCTGACCGGTACACCGCTGGCTGAAAATCCTATGGATGTGTATGCACAGTACAGATTCCTCGACCGGTCTATCTATGGTACCAACTACCGAGCATTCTGCGAGCAGTACCAGAATGTTGACATCAACCTGAGTGCTCGTGTCGGCTTTCCAATTCTGGACAAGAAGCAGCCTTACAAAAACCTTGATGACCTCAAAGATAAGATGTTCAGCTGTGCTTTCTACATGAAATCCACAGTAAAGCTCCCAAAAACGACCAGAATGGTTGTCAAGATATCCATGCCCGCCGGATTGGAATACTTGTACAAGGAGCTTGATAAAGAAGGTGCCCTGGAGATGGAAGAAGGTTTCTTGACCGTGAACAATGCTCTGTCCATGGTTATACGGAAACAGCAAGTAACAAGTGGGTATCTCCCTCTGGAACGAGATGATGGTACAACCGAGCTCAAGCGTATCAGTACATATAGGCGTACATTTTTATACAAGTTCCTCAAGCAGTTGCCAGAGTCTGAGCCGGTTGTAATCTTTGCGAAGTTCCAAAAAGACCTGTACTCTATCCGCAAGGTCACAGAACGCCTTGGTTGCGGATATTCAGAAGTATCTGGCCGGGAAAATACCCTCAGGGACTGGAAGTCTGGAAAGACCCGAGTTCTGGGTGTACAGTATACAGCAGGGTCAGAGAGTATTGACCTCACTCGTGCTCATCTCTGTATATTCTACACCCTTGACCACTCTTTGGGGAAATATGAGCAAGCGCGGGCACGAGTACATAGACCTGGTCAAGAAAGCCCATGCATCTACTACCACTTCACCGCTGTGATGTCTTCTGGTAGAACGGTTGACCAAGACATTGTTCAGTGCTGGAAAGACAAGAAAAATTATATAGACCTTATCATGAGAGGAGCCTTGTAAATACAGGGTTCCTCTTTGTTTTGAAAATTTTCAAGAAATTTTGTAAAAAGTACTTTACTTTTCCAAAAGATAGAGTTATAATAGGCTTGTAAGGTTGAGGGAGGTGAGAAAATGAGTCAGCCCTACAGAAAAGGAAACT